ACCCTGTGCCAGTTGATCAAGTGTCATACTCTGCTGCTGCTTGCTGCATGGCTTCTGCGATCTTTTCATTCAGGTTATCATCAGGGTCATTCAGGATCTGCTGAATAGGATCATTATACTTTTTCTCTACTTCTTTCACACGCTCCATAAAAGTATCCTCACCATGATCACCACTGTAGAGATAATCAATATGCCTCATAATCTCTGCGATCTTACGCATCTTGGTAACTTGCTCTAACAGATACTCACAAACTTCTGGTGGATATTCGTGAGAAAAACCATACTCATCCTTCTCAAAGTTGTTACGAACTTCTGCTTCAAGTTCATCAGCAAACTGTGAGACATTATAGTATTCGTATCCGCAATCGTTGAAGTGTCCGCCGCTCATTTGTTTTCCTCCAGTTCATCAAGTTTCTCATTCACAAAACCAGTCATGTCAAGAGTGCGTGGATCTACACCTTCATCAAGACAATCCAGGTTAAACTCCATCACAGCACCAAGGATCAAACAAGCACGACGTTTATCATGCTTGGTGATAGCTGTGTGAGGCAGAGCAACATAATTGACAATGTGCTCGTAGAGTTGGTCGTAAGTCATTTCAGATCCTCAAATTCAAACCATTCGTAGATACAATCCATGACATTGGCACAGATGCTGTCAATTATAGCACCTTCAGTAGGATTTTCAACGTGCTTGTGAGCACGTCTATATCCATACTGTACTCCTTCAGTAATCGCCATCTCTAATACTTCACGAAACTTGGGTTTCATTCTTCATCCTCTTCGTAGGGGAACATTTCATCATACTCTTCATCAGTCAGTGTGAGATACTGAACATCAGCATCTTTATGTTCTTCGGCATACACCAACTGATAGTGAGCAAAACTACTTTCAGAAGTGCTGGCATATTCTACCACGCCATCAACAAGACAAAGGTAATTCATTAGATTACATTGATTTCAGTGATAACTTCCCAATCTTTGTCAGCTTTGTCACCGAAGCGATTGCTGCCAGTTCTAGTGCTGACCCAGAAGAAGTATTTACGGTTTTCGGCGGCAAGAAACAACTCACCGCCAGTATCCTGCTCTACAATACAGACAGGATTGTTATCCATAGTGTTAGCTAAGCGATTCTTCGCCTTGCTTGACTTTGGTTTGACGACTACCTTTCTCATTTTGAATCTCTTGTTTGAGTTTACGAATACCAGTAATGAAGTAAGCATAATCACGGGACTCAGTGACAGGTTTGGTCTCACCACACACATCACACTTTCCTTGCCACACAGATGAGCATCCTACAGAATACACACCATATTCACTTCCACAATCAGAACATGATGTGTAAGCAGTCTCAAGTTTCTTGAGTAGTGATTTCTTTTCTTTGAGGTTCATAGCAGAGTTCAACTCCGTACTTGTTTTTGAGGTTGTCTGTGAGGTAATCATACAGCAGATCAGCGAACCCATAGTGGGGGCGAGTGCCAGTTTCCAAACTGCCACTCGTAGCCACTGTCCACATGATATCTAGTGCTTTCTTATCTGGAAGTTGTTTCATCATTTGTTCATTTGAAGTGTAGGCACAGGCATACCACCTTCGGTAGGAACATAGATGGTCACGTTACCTTTGTTAGCACCTTCTTCCAGACCAGTAATATACAGATACTGAAGATACTCACGATTATCTTTCAGCGAATCACCGATAATTTGGTTTGCTTTAGCAACACCTTGAGCACGAATCACCTCAGCATCAGCAAGTTGTGATGCAGAATCTTTCTTTGCTTGTGCTTCAAGAACTGCTACCTGGCGAGTGTATTCTGCCTTCTGTAGTTCTGCTTTACCAGCGAGAGATTGTGCCCAGACATTGTACATCGGACCAATAACAGAACTGATAATAATCAGCGATACAAAGAAAGAAGAACCAACAATAATAAAGTTACGAACAGTGTGATCGGGTTTCATAGAGTAATCAGGTTTCATAAATTAATTAGTTTGTGTGAAAGTGTATACTACAATAATACGTCGTTTGGTTTCTGGAGCACGTAGACAGTGCATTCCTTCTAATACAATTACATCATCTTCTTTTCCATAAAATGATTCTCCCTCACATATTGTAGGACCATTATCAACATCTGTAAAGTAGAGAATCATGTTTTTGTGGGGAAACTCATGGTCAACATGTTCTATCCCAAGATTAGGAGGAGGAACTGGATGTGTAGCGTTAACAGAAATTCTATGTATTGTGCTGTATTCTATTCCATTATGTCTAGCAATTTCGGAGAATGTTCGTACAGCTTTTCTTAGATAGATTTCTATTAGTTTACCAGTTCCTAGTTCAGATGTTGGAACCTTAACTCTAGATTCTTTCCTTTGTAGAATAGCAAATCCATAGAATCCAAAGTTAGATCTTTCAGTAGGATCATAATCAGATTTACTTAGATTTTCGATGTGTTCTTTGTGCCAAAACCATGGAATATCTTTACCAAGACACATCTGTTTAAATTCTAGATATGTTTCGGTAAGTGGATTCTCAAGTTGGCGTATCATTTATTTTTAAATTCTTCAAGTTTATCCATGATACCGTCAAATGATTGAATTTGATCGATACGGCAAATCATTTCCGAAATTGAATTACACACAACTGGTCGTTCTTGTCTAGCGGCGTATGCTAAAGCATTACGAAGTGCTGATGCTGCTTCATTCAATGATTCTTCTACTGATTGGGATAATGCCATTGCCTTTCTCCTGTGATGTTGATGTATTCCTGTAGTTTACCATATTTGAAGTGTAATTTCAACCTAGGCCAGTCTTCCCACTTACCTTTCCACCCTTCTGGATGAATTTCAATGTACTTTGTAATCGGATGTGCTAGAAACTTACCATGTTTACCAGTAGGAATCCATTCGAAGTTCAGAAACTTTTTATCTGGATCGTAACGAGGATCATCTTCATTAATAGCATGGAAGGTATGAGTTTCTCTATAGCTCGAATACCACAACAAACCATTTGGATCTAACCAATAGTCTGTCATTGTACCACCGATACCCTCTTCGATATCTTTAGTTTGACACACTACATTTGTGAACTGCTCACCCAAATCATACGATGAGCGGAAATAATCAAACATTCCCATGCTTCTCTACCGTAGCCCTCCAGAAATCAGATGTCATACTATTAGATCCTTCAACCTTAGCAACAACCACACCATCAATTAAAGCAATTAAAGTTGGTGTGCCAACTACACCACAATCAGTAGCAAACTGTGTCCACTGATTGCCATCTTTAGCGTTGGTGATGTTGACAACATTCTCCCAACCATCTACCTTTTTAAGTTGTGTCTCAGCGTACATACAAGGGCGACAACCTTCTTGTACAAACAAGTGAATGTCAGTCATGATTAGTCCTCTGGTATCTTTGGATTTTTAAATGTACCGTAGTAATGAACATAATGTAAAAAAGAATTAATAGATCTATCTATATTCAAACTTTCTTTTACTGCCATCCACGATTCGTAATCTTCTTGAAGATCATCGCCCAATGTGATTGTTACTTCCATCTTGGTCCTACTGCCCATCCAACTAAAGCAAATCGTTTTCCTTCTTTTACTGGTAGAACACGATGCCTAGTTCTCGAATCAAAGATACATAACGTTCCTTTTTCTTTTGGAATAAAGAATGACATTTTTCTTGATTCATCCCACAGCTGTACTTGACCACCAGTGTAATCATCAGGATGAGATAGTTGTAGAGTATATGACAGCTTTCTCATATATTCTTTTATCTCTGGTCTAAACTTATGAAATCCAGGATGCTCATACATTAGACAATGAGAGATGCTATCATCTTCATGCCATTTATAGTGACAACCTGGGCGATATTCAATTTGATGTGTCTCACCAAAATATGTACCAGTAATATCATACTGGAAGTGAGTTTCATTTACCTGTGACAAATACTGCCACATAAAAGGTCCAATCCAATCACCAGGGCTAGACCATCGAATGCCCGCCCTACGGTAACCTTTGTTATTGACTGTTTTGCCCATATCTACTTCTTTATCAGAAAAGTATGAGCAAATATCATCACACAATGAGTCTGGCAGTTTAGTGGCAAAAACTACATAGGGTGATGGTTCAATTAACTGGATTGGATTCTTCATTTAGATTCGAGGAGTTCTTTCAAATCATTGAGACTGAAATATATGATTTCATCTGTCTCTAGCATCCATTCTGTAAACTCTTCGCCAATCGCAACAGCATCTTCAACACGATCGTTCTTCATAAGGTGCTTGAACCTACGAAACCTATTCTTAAGAATAGTTTCTACTTGATTACAAACAGAATCGTGTTCTTTTTCTTGTTGGGTCATTTAATAACGAGCGAGTTAGCAAGGTGATCATACTGAACAAAGATTTTACCCTCTGGCAGCACTTCTACTATAGCACGGGCGAAGTCATTTGGAAAGCGTCCATGATAACGCCAGAACTTTTGCACTTGCTCTGGTTCAAGATCAGCACGGGGGCGAATCCGTACTGGTGCTTCTTCATAATTAATAGGAGCAAATAGATCGGAGATGTGAGAAAATTTCTTCATTTTACGAAAAGAGAAACGTTTTGGGTGAGCAGAGACAGTTCTTGAAGAGCTTTGAAAGCAGTCATGAACAGTTTGTATTGAGCAGGAGAGAGATCATCCCAATCAATATCGGAATCAAACTCCCATTCAATATTCCCATCAGAATCGATAGGACAAGTGAATGGAGTGCCACGATCATCAAGTGCCACGGCAATTCCAAGGGATTCAATTACAATGAAGAGATCTTCCATGTGTTCCGTGTTGAATGTACTCTAGTAATTTATCAGAAAAAAAGAGGGTTGTCAACTCTCTGGCTTATATCCGTTGGTATAGTTTTTTAAATAAACATACCAACCACGTTCTCCTTCATCCATAGCTGGGAGAATTTCCCATTTACGATTTTTGAGAGTTTTTGGTGGTGCTGGTTTATCTTTACAACCAACAAAAAAACCATAGTCTCTACCAGTTGCAACAACTTTATCCCATGGATATCGATAATTAACTTTTCGCCCAAAGTCAGTGACTTTAAACTGATCGTATGAACCAAATTTGATGTTTGCCATGATTAAAATTAAATTAAAAATTAACGTTGGTAAAGATAACCACCCGCCCAGTCAGCATGTTGAAACAACCATTCACGTTCGTTGATAACGAGAAGATTGAAACGAACATTCTTGGCAGGACCTTTAATGCTGGCAGGTTTGTACACTTCACCAGTTTTCTTGTCAATAAAAGCATGAATAGAACGAGCACCAGCAGCACTCATCATGATCTTGTGATACTTACGACCAGACTCAATAGTAAAGTCATAGTCACAACGACCATTCTTAAGATCTTCGATACATGCTTTGTGATAAGCAACAGCAGTCTCGGTGTTACCCTCAAGACGAGCAAGAGCACTAGTGTGAGTCTTGATGCTGTAATCAATGTAGTTCTGGCGAAGAGCATCACACAGCATCAAGCAATACTTGACGATGTTGAGATGGATAGTGTTACGAGCAGTCTGCTCAGAAGCGAACTGGGCGAAGGTGGTGGTCATGGGATGTCCCCTGTCGATGTACTTATTATAGGGTGTCAGTAGTTCGCCAGGAGGTCCTCTGGGACAGTTTCAAAAGTGTCCCACAGCTCTTGCTCACTCATTTCCCTGATAATACTCTCTCGTAGATCGTAATTGTTAAAAATGCTGTCGTTATCAATAGAATAATAGTCAAAATCGTCGTACATACTAGTTAAACAAAGGCACAATTTCAGTTTTAGTGTTAAACAATGTTTTTACATGTTTTTCCCAGGCAGCAGCGTCCTCTAGGTCATAGAAGACGGCTTCCTGGCGGGAAAATCCTTTTTTCTTAGGTTCCAGGTAAACTACGGCATACTTAGTCATCTTGTCTCGAATGATTTCCAATTACAAGTTCAATTTCATCAAAATTTGATTTATGGCATATTAGACAAACATTTCTTACTGGTTCATCTGGGAAGACTCTAATACATATACTGACATAATCTGGACACGAAAATTTAATGATACCTTTATGTCCCCTGTAGTATACTTCTATTCCTTCTGGATACATAGGTGAACTCGTCGATTGGGTCAATGTGGACTGAGATTCCTTCTGCATCTGGATACATTGTGTGGGCAATGTACTGGGCTTGTTCACAATCATGAGCAATTAAGTAAAGTTCTACAGAAATATGACTAGGAACATCATCAGGATGATCTTGTAATGGCAAATCTAGTTCAACTAGAAATACATTGCCATGTTTAAGATGAGAAGTAAAATCTACAACAATATCAGCAATCATGTTCTTTGTCCCTGTCAGAATTCACTAGGTATAATTCATAGCTCAAATCTTCAATTTGTTTTTTCTGTTCTATGATAGTAACTTGTAACTCTGCCAAGAGTTTTCTAAGATCTGCTAACATAGCTTCTGATTGTAGATCAGACATACGTTTTATGTTTAGTACGTTAGATATTTATTGATCGATATTATCGTTGTTATCAGTCTTCACATAACGAATGTTATAAGGAGAGTTGAAGAAACGACGGAAAGCAGTAACAACGATAATAAACGCCGAAGCAACACCAACAAAACCAAGGAAGGTAACAGCATCGCCAGCAAAAGTGTAAGTGTCGGGATTCATTTGTTTTTAACGTAAATACAATCGGGGTGAGGTTGAGGCAGAGCAGCACATGCTTCATCATATGCTTTGAATAGTTCTTGATCACGTTTGATCAACATACCATTCCACATTAGAATAGCAATCACAAGAAAGAACCAAGGATAAAATTTCATCACAGATTACCATCAGCAATTTGATTCATAATCAGTCTAGCACTTTTCATCAGTTGATATGGAGTATACAATTCAGTATTTGCTCCATCAAGCACATCCGTATGTAAATACGTGTCTACGATGACAGCACAAGCATCGTAAAGAGCAGCAAGATGATGATCTTTGGTAAGATAGGAGACAGTCATTGGTCTTTTGAAGATGTACTCATTATAGGGGTGAAATCACCCCAATGTGGGGTGAGTGTGCCAGTTCAGCAAGCTCCATAGAAAGGATTGCCGAGTTGAGGCAGGTCGCTATTGTCACCAGTCACAACGTAATCATGTGCCAGACGATCTCGAATAGCAACAATCTTCTCAACACGATTGAGAAACTTCTTGGAGATCTGGTCTACACCTTTCCAGGACAAAACCTGAAGGCACCACTCTTTACTGATGTCACCATAGGGGGTCTTGACAGGATAGTATCCGACCAGCATGGTGCCGTCTTTGGACTGGAGGGTGGGGAAGTCGGACATCGGGGTGTCTCTCGATTACCTTGTAATTATAGCGTCAGAAGGACGGCACCACGTCGTTGGTTAGGACAGTTTGAGATCTGTCCATCCCCTCCCAGACACTGTATAGTTTGTTATACAGTGCTGGCACACTACCATATTCTTTAGCAATCTGTAGCTCTTCTCTCAAATCAATATACTGAAGTGCTGAGAGAATGATGCCAATCTCATGTACATTAAGTCTAACAAAATCTTCTGTCATATCAATCAAAAGTAACTGGTTTCATTCCAAGCAAACGATCACGAAGACCCTCTGCTTTATCAAGATAAGTTCTATAGTATTTCACCCATCCTTCCACCTCAGCAAGCATATCTTCATATGCCGACTCGGCAGTAACATCTTCATCAGTCAGATATTCACCAATAGCATCAGCCAGACGATCCTTACGTTCTTGCTTAAATCGAGCATTCCAATCTTCTTGAACTTCGGGACGACCATCAACAGTGTTGAGTTTCATAATTTTTTCCTTCGCTTAGGTTTGTTGTACTTTTGAATGAAAGTTACAGCAGTATTATAGTCTTTACACCATTTGACTTGCTGACCCTTGTGACAGACGATAAACTGTCCATCAGCATATGGAATAGCTGCCCATTCCATATTTTTACTAACGTATCCTGGCATTTGGAATACATCCTCCAGGAGATATGAGTTGTCTAGAATCATCGTTCCAATGTCTTATAGCGTTAGCAACAATAGCAATGTTTGTAATCATATATGTCATCAAAATGATAGTTCTGACAACAGCAACTTTATCAGATTCTTTGTCACAATCACTTGCTTTTTGACCAAGTGCTTTAGCCCAAATTCTCCAATAAATTCTAAGGTATTTCAATCTGATGCTCTCCAACGAGTAAAATCAGCACGTTTCTGTTGAAACTCTTCTACAGTTTGTAGAATATCGCTAGCAGATTCTTGAGCAGCTGCTTCATCCCATCCATCATTATGTGTGCCACTAATATAATAGGCATACAAATGATCTTTAATAGCATCCATTAACTTATCGTAGTGTGTCATTAGAACCCCCACAAAACCCAAGAGTATCTAGTTCCTTTTGTCACTGGTTTTACCTCATGTGGATAGAGAAAGATAGATGGGAATATTAGCACATCCCCAGCTTTTAAGTCAACTTTTTGATTACAGAGCATAAACTCACCACCATCAAAATTATCATTTAATAATCCAACTACACTAAGAATTGGAATGCCTTTTTTGTCATTAAAGATTCCACTGATATGATCTACATGTGGATCTATTTTTTCTCCAACAGAATACTTATTGAATCGAAGAACAGAACAATCTCTACAGTATGATTCTGGATGCTTTTTGAAATAGTTCTCAAGAGCATCAAACAATCTATCCTTAATTTCAATCTGAAGCATCAGATCGTAGGTTACCGAAAAATCTTTCCTATCTAATAGCTTTCGTTCAGATCCATTCTCGCTACCATACCATGTATGAGGTTCCCATCTAAGATTATCAAGTAGTTCTATAGATCGTTCACAAAATTGTTTAGATAGAATATTTTCTACATAAACGTAATCAAATAGATTATTCATCGGGTAAATTGTGCTCTTTTCTAATTTTTTTCAACTGTCTCATCAATTGCCAGTTGTTATACTTAATTGTTGGATATAAAGTAGCAAGATACCAAAATCGTTTTATTTGTACAAATACATTTCTTACTTGTAAATCAATATATGTTCCAACATTGGGATCAATGACCATTATACAAGCCACAATGCCAAAAATCGTTAGCAGTCCATAATAGTATAATGTCATTATCTATCACCAAATACTTTTTTTGCTTCCACGGGGAGCTCCTACTATAGAACCATAACCTGTTGTTCTTTCAGAAACTTTTAATTCAGATCTGAATAGACAATTCCAGATAATTCTCTTGTTGCCAGAAATTATCTTATTACTTCTATGTATATGGTAATGGTCTACAGGGAAACACAGAGCACTACACTTTTTAGGTTGTACAGACAGATTATCATTCTTGAAACATGTTTCTCCTCCTTGGAAATCATCGTTCAAATAGATGATATACGACAGCTCAGATAAGTTTGTTTTGTTGTGATCTGTATGCCAGTCGTAAAAATCATCAGCATTGTAAGATCTAATAATATTCTTACCTTTCCAAGCAGTATCACCTGTCAATTCTCCTTTATCCCAATTAAAAAAAATCCATTGATTCTTTTCTAAGAAAAGTTTGTGTGCTCTCAACACAAAACTCCAAGCTAGATTATCTACTTCTTGTGCTGTTTGATCTTCGAACGAATATGAATCGTTTTTCCTAACGAGATTTCTGAATCCTTCTACTGGTTCTAATCCTAGATTATCAAACAAATTATTAAACTCATCACATTCCTCTTCTGTGATGAGATTTTCCACTTCCCATATGTATTTTGTATGTCTAGTGATATTCATACTAAAAATGCCTCTAATGCTTTTTGTTTTGGTCGTACATTCTGAGGATATTTAACAATCACAAGTTCCGTCTTATCGTAGCGTTTGGTGCCAGACATTTGATACGGAAATGTGAGATACCTGAACTCAGTCCATCCTTCGTAAAGTTCACGAACAGAATCGCTGTTGTCATAAGACATCACGAACCCACCTTTGTGTTGCTTCAAGACATCACAGAAAGCTTCGTGATCAAATGACTTATGAAGAGCACCATCTTTGCCATAATAGTGGCTAACAGTCTCATAATATGGTGGATCCAGGTACAAAAAGTCATTTTCGTGCTTCGGGATCGTGTCGAAGCAACTACCGTAGGCAAACGACAGGTTCGGAGCATGAAAATTCCTAAGTTTATCAATTCCAACAAGTCTGAACTCTGCTCTACTACGAACGGTCGAACATCCGATCTTACCTGAGTACGAACCCTTGATAGCTATGTAAAATGCCCATGCTCGGGTGAACTTATCGTCACTATCTAACAACGGAAGGAAGGATTTGTAGTGATCGCTGTCAACTAATGGATGATGCTTCTCAACCTCGTCTGCCAGGCGCCAACCGCCCTCTGTCTTGAGAATCTCCCAGAAGTCTGCCAGGGGTCGGAAAATATCGTATCCTTGGACCTTGACGCCCTGAGATGCCAGGAGCATTTCTGTACTTCCACCACCAAAGAATGGAGACACAATATATTTCAGACCAGGATTGACATCACGGATGATTTCAATCAGATCTTTCTTCATCCTGTTCTTGCCACCAGCGTAGCGATACAGGGAATGATTAGTTGTTTTCATAAACGGGTATGACATGACAGATGGGACCAAGAATAGGTGTTACGGAGAACCTTAGCAGTGAACTTGCTTCTATTATAACCTGAAACTACGTGATCTGACAACTCAATGGCATCACAGACCTCTTCGATATACTGAGTGTTCTGAATGAACCCACGAACGTATCGATCAGCAGCTGATCGTGCCATACCGTAGATCCTCTGTGCCAAGTCTTTGTTGCCATAAAGGTATTCGTACAAGACTGTATTCAGAACCTCCTTGTAGTTGCCCTGACTGCCACCTGGGCGAGCAACTCCTGCTTTAGTGAGACGGAATGGTTGTAGAGAGGACATGCCAATCACACGCCACAGGTATTTTTCATATTTTTTTGGACATGAGGGAACATAGTCTGCCAGTTCCTCCTCTGTCATGCCCAGAATTTTAATTTTTGCTGCTTGTCCTTTAGACACAGCTTTTTTCAAGTCTTCACACCACAAATTGAATGCTTCTTCTCCCTTTCGAGCACGATGCTCCCATCTCTTGATGAATGTTTCCATGCTAGACTGCTTACGATTCTCATTGACGTTGTAAACAACCAGGATCATGTTATCTGGATGATCTCCAGCATTAGGATTGATGTGTTCTACTTGAAAGTCAAGAATACTGTAAGGTCCTGTCCTAGTGTAAGCACAACGACCATTCTGATTTAGGTACATCTGACAGATCAGAATACCACGCTCATGGGTAGGATTAGAAGTGTAAATTTGAGTCTTAGGATCCCACCAACCAAGACTATTTTCACCATCATGACACTTACCTTGCTGCCCATTCTTACGAATCATGGCACGTTGCTCTGTAGTGTGACTGAAATAGTATTCAGCAGCAGCATTCCATGTTGTGTCAATAACAAATGCTTTCTCTCGAATAGCATCAGGACCAGCTAAAAGAGTCTCCCGATTAGCAAGGAGACCCTGAACTTGGTGCCAGGTGAGAATTTGATTCCCAACGATACGTTTCGATTCCATAATCAGGCAGTGACAGAGATGGCAGGAAGACCTTTAACAAAGATGGTGTCTACGAGCGACTGTAGACGCTTGATGGTAGCAGAACCGTAGTTCTTGAAGACAGGCACGATCACCTTACCAGACGGTTTACGGTACATATCGAACTTGCCTGGGATAATCTTACCACAAGCGATGTCAGCAGCGTCATCTTTGTTAAGACGGATTACACGACCTACAGTTTGTGCCATCTGAATAATGTCCAGTTGGCGGAGGAAGATCGTGTGAGTCAGACCATGAACGTTGATGCCTTCAGACAGGATGCTATAGTGAAACAGCACGAACTTACGGTTAGAATCTTTACCCCAAGCGTTGAAAGTGTCGAAGAACTGTTCACGGTTTACCTTGGTTTTGTTCACATAAGCACCATACTTACTGGTGATGTGAAGCACATCGTAACCACGATCATGGAACTGGTTGAGAATGTCAGTCTTGCTAAGCAGACTGAACATAATTTTGCTACTAGGAGCAGCAACCAGAATCTTGGTGCCAGGAGCATCAATGTCATCGATCAGATTGATGAGCATATCACGGTCATTCTCGTAGGAAAATTGACCCTTGATACGTTCGAAATCAACCTCATACGAAGAAACTTCGGGAGGAAGAATAGCTCCGTTGTTGACAAGTTCTGGAGCAGGGATGTTGACAAGAACAGGACCATAGACCAGACTATTGTTCATGCCACGACCCATAGCATTACGAGTGTGCTTAGGAGTGGCAGTAAAGAAATAGTAGTTGGTAGCGTCAACTTCGAGAACAGACTCGAAGAAGTTACGTTTCACAGCGTTGTGTGCTTCGTCATAATATATAACGTCAATAGGAATACCAGACTCAACAACACGACGGAGAGAGTTATAGGTAGTAAAAAGTACAACGTTTGTATTACAGACAAGGCGAAGCTCAGCAAAGGAAGCAATTTTATCGGGTTTGGTGCTAGACCAGTGATGAGTTTCACCACTGTGAACATGACCAGGAACAAACTCAACACTACCATTCAGGGCAGTGATGAACTCTTCACACAGTTGATTAGCGAGCAGGATGCGCGGTGCCACCACCACAACAACTTTGTGGGTAGCATCTTTAAGGCGACGCTCAACATCTTTGATGATACAAAGAGTCTTGCCGCTGCCAGTGGGGGAAACAATCTGACCATGAGTAGCAGATGCCATAATATCAAGGACACGCTGCTGATAGGGACGGAGAGTCGGAATCACGGGGTCATCGCTGATGATGTCATTATTATAGGGCACAAGAAAGGGGTCCGAAGACCCCCCTGTGCCACTTTTCAAACTGGTTCTGGGGGCGGTTCCCTCAACCCAGTGTTTCCATCATTGCCACGAAGATAATTACCATTAGAATAAATTACATACTGAACAAAGTAATCGTCATCAATAGTTCTATTGAGTGGAAAGTTATCTCTACAGAACTCCCAAGCACTTTCTTCATCCGAGAATTCAACAAATGTAAACTCATTGTATAGCATTGTATCAAAAATCTTTGGATTCTCAGATTGCATATTCATATAATAAGCAGAATAGATAGCATTTGCTTTATCAGCATCGCTAACATTATCTGGTCCAATAGTTCTCAGCAAAACAATAGTAGTATTAAGAGATTTGGTGTACTCCACCAAAAATTGCATAAAGTTTCTAGTTGTAACGTACATTTCAAATTCCCTCTACTTTTATATTATCAATAATAGCACCAGTTAATCCATCGTTCAACTTATATTGCTGAACTTTATCCCAAATTTGTTTTTGGATTGAAATACCACCTTCTTGCTGTCTCTGTAGTTCATATGCTGCTGCTTGTTTGATATTGCCAAGCAGAGTTTCAGCAGCAAATGTTCCCGAACCTTCAACAATATATGTAAAATGTTCATTGGATGTAAGATATTCTGTTTCGTGTTCAGGATCTATTTCATGATATCTAAATGGATCAATAGGCCATCTAAACTCTTCATCGTAAATAAGAAAATCTAAAACGTCATCAAAATCAGATGGTTTTTTTACATTTTCTTTAATGAACTTTCTATACTTACTCCACAATTCTAATTCTCCAGGGAAAGTATCTGTAGCATCTGGTAATTGAGTCCAGTCGGATGCTCTTAGTAGTTTATTTGCTTTTCTAATTTTATCTTCTTCAACTTGCTCAAAATATTCTTCTCTAGTTGCTAAATCTACGATAGCTTTTGATTTAATAATTTCATTATCAAGTTGTTGTACTGCTAATGCCGCTTTGAGAATCTCAAATATTTCTTTAACTTGTGCTACATCTAAATCTTTATATTCATATCTCACCCACTTAGACATTTTTTTGTCGAAGTCAAACTTAAGTTTCTCTTTTTCTAAAAGATAGGTGCCATCTTCATAGATAGAAAAACTAACAATACGATCATTCTCGTGAGACCATTCATCTGGTAGGTGATCGTGTAAATTTTTATTGACTTGTGGATCTAACTTTGCTGTTAGATAAATCCATTCTTCCTTTTCCTTCACTCTAACGAGAATCAAGCGATGTAAAGCATCCCACTCCAAAATAGGTTTCATTTCTTCTGGAGGTAGAATTCTTTCAAATTTAAAATCGTCAGGATTAAAAGCCATCGTCATCTATAATTTTATTAACTATTTAGAATGCTTTGATTAACCACTTAGTCCAAACATACGGAGTAAGCAAAGGAACTTTCTCTTGTGGAGCAAATTCTGGTGTTGGAATAAGTTGTTTAGTTTCAGACAATGTAAATGATCCAGGTAAAACTTGGATACCAATGTCTAAAGCAGAGAAATTCAAATCTACTGTAGTATTGATTCCACCAACAAAACTCTGTAATCCTGCACTTGCTGTTCCACCAGTTTCATTATTGCCGTATCCATAAACAGTATTTGTATCTGTGATAGCAGTCAATGAAAGGTAATGAGTATGTTTTAATTTAGATGGGGGATTATATGATTTAACTGTCACATCTTTTCTCGGAATATCAAGAGCACCAACAAATTTCAAAGCGTTGTCAGACCCAACAGCTCCAGATGTTCCCGAGAAAGGTTTAGTATCTAGATCAATATATGTGTTTATTTCATTATAATTTGAACTTCCGACAGTAATAGAACTTTGAGTAACCGTAACATTTGCGTATTGTCCAGTTGATGCTATAACAGCACCTTCATATCCAGCGCCAGACATGAAAGCATTTCCATTATAAAAACTAACGTTACCATTCCACCAAACTGGAGTACCACCACAATATAAAGAATCAGGAAGATTACTACTATCTAAAGTATAATTTGCTACAGCATATCCCCACAAATTAATTGAGAATGATGTATCTGCTGTAAATTGGGCGCTATTAGTACCAATAATATTGTTAGTTGTAGCAGCAATGTCAGCGCCAGCACCACCTCTACCATTCCAGTTAATTCTTCCCTTGAAGTTTCCTGGATCAGCAACACCAGTAACTAAGTCGTGAAAGTGTAATGGTATATCATACTGTTTATCTCCTTCCAAGCTAAGAGGAACATCAATGCTACCATATGTTTGAAATTCTATCAACCCAGTAACATCAGTGTATCCAGTGGTAGTTACCTGAGCAATACCAAAGAATTGAGATTCTTGTGCTGGTTGTCCAGTTGCTGGTGTCTCTACTTGCTCCAATTCTGCCCCTGGATCAGCAATAGTATCGATAAACCACATGCCACCAAATGATCCTGGTTCTTCATTACCAGGAGCACCAGATTGTTTAGTTCTATTATATTCTGGGGTTAACCCTGGAGAAGCAAGAGAGTTGCCATCAATAACACCAGTTCCTTTCAGATATCTATTTCTCATATCTGGAAGTCTAAAATAAACAACACCACCCACAGATTTAGATCCATAACTGGTTCCAATTACTTCATACAATGCTGGATAATCTGCTGGATCATAATATCCTCCATCACAATATAACCATCCATGGAATCTGGAAGCTAGACTACCATCTAAATTGCCCCACCCGTCTTCTTGAGTTTCATCTTGGAAAACAGGAATCATTGATGCTACTGGCAATCCATCATATTTTGTACTGTACCTCACTTGTTGAGATCCAACATATTTAACTGGTTGTATAGCACTATACCATTGGCCAAAAATAGGATCTTGAACCGCTGCTGGTGTTTGTACATTAAATGTAGTGCTAAAAGATCCAGCATAAACTTGAGCAGATCTAGTAAATCCTTGAATTGCCGATGATCTTAATCTAACTTTAAATGTATCTCCGTTAGAAACGTTAGCTGGAGATGCCAAAGTATAAATGTTGTATCCACCATTATTAATATTAAACTCAATATTATTATTACCAAATAAAGCAATAGAAATTCCTGTTGACAATCCACTAATTGTAACTACCTGAACATTACCACCAGAATCTTTAGCTTCTGTGTATACATTAGGAGCAGTTGCTAAAGTTGTCAAGAAAGCAAATGCTGTTGGTGTAGTTCCAAATTGACCAGCGGTTACAACTCCCCACTCTGTTTCATAATATCCAACCGTAGATGTCGCCAATCCAGTTTTTGTATTAAAAATTCTAGTTTCGCCAATAACATTCGAAGTAGTATAAACAAGAGCAACAGTATCAAAATTGTTTATAGTTACTTGAGTGACTCCTACTGGTTGTAATACATCATTGACTTTAATTCTTGGTAAAGGACCAGAAGGATTTCCATCTCCACTTCCACTTTCAACAATAAAATCCACTGGCACTTCAATTCCTTTCATAATAATAGTATTACTTTCATAGGTTGTTAACAAATCTGCTCCAAGTTTATAAATCCAAGTAAATCCAATAGGAACACTATCTTTTTCTTCTGCTGTTGTTACAGTCCACACTGCTGTATCACCAGTGCCAACAGTTATTGACGTTGACACAGAACTTAGAAAATCTGGAGATGATGTTAATCTAATTTGTAGTGTTTGTCCGTTAGTAATTGTTCTTTGTGATTCAGGAGAAGTATCACCATCAACAAAAGAACCACCATTAATAGAAACATACGCCCCATCTGTTGCTGTTACAACTACAGGAACATTAATACCAGAAATAGTTACAGTCTCACTCAAAGTATCCGTGTTGATATTAGCGTTATCAACGTCTCGAAAGAAATATGGAGCTGGTTCATCATCTGGTGGTGGTCCAGTGTTAATATTCCATTGATTAGTTACGGTTCCAATAGAAACCGTAACTGTATATGTATTATTATATTGATTCCCAACGATTGCTCTAATCTGAAGATATTGACCATTTGTAATAGAAATACTACTGTTGAAAGATCCACAAGTAGCAGCAGTAGATCCTGAACATAGTCTCATATCAGCACTAAATCCAGGAGCATTTACTGTAACGGGGACAGGTCCAGTAATGCCAGTAATTTGAACAATATTTGATAGCACAGTTTCGCCAATATCAGCACCCTCGTAATCTGGGAAAGAGAATGGATCTGGAGTAATATCTTGTTGGGGGAATTCAATATAAACAGCACCAGCTTCTCCAGGAGCAGCACCATCTCCAGACACAGCAGCAGCAGAAACAAGTGTACAATATGTTGCATTGTAGTATGATCCGCCACCAGTTCCACCAGTAGCATCTAAATCTGATGTTTGAATAACTCCACCACTAGCATCTAATTTTTGTGTTAATAAAACACCAGCATTACCATCATAACCACCGCCACCACCACCTGCACCACCACCCTCTCCAGTGGCATTTGGACCATCATCACCAGGAAGATTTAAATTAACAGTACTGGTTTGTAATGTACCATAATTGCTTCCATAATTACCGTATGAATTGGCAGCAGGAATTGTTGTATCGTTACCAGCACCTGCTCCGCCTCCGCCGCCACCTGCCATAGCGATCAAAACATTATTAGAAAATGTTATAGCAGCTGCTCCGCCGCCGCCGCCGCCGCCACCTGATTTATCGCTAGGACCAGCGTTACCGCCATCACCACCATAACAATACCCAAATCCACCCAATCCGCCACCAGATCCCTGTACAAAGTTACTTCCATCATTACCGTGATCGGGAGCATATATTCTCAATTTTCTATCTGGACTACCACCACCATCTAAAGGCCATGCCGAATCTGGTATTTGTACTTGAACTCTTAGTGTATTACCAGCTCCACCAGGACCACCATAACTATTTGGAGCATCATCCCCACCTTTACCGCCGCCAGCTCCAACTAAAGTAAGATAAAATAAGTATCCAGCAAAATCTGGCAATGTATATTCTACAAAATTATTTTGAGCATCTCCTGTTTGACTATAAGTAATAAATTCTCCTTGAACATTAGATTGAATAGTGTAAATTCTAAATGTATCGCTGTATGTTCCAATTCTATATGTTAACTGTGCTAATCCACCAGAAGAACTAGACGCATTTTGTCTTACGTAAATAAATTGATCTGTTGGTTGTACAGTAATATTATTACCCCAATTAACACCATCTCTACTTAAAGATCCAGATCCACTTTGAATAACCGCTGTCGTAGCAACATCTAATCCAGAAAAATAAACCTGAGCAACATGTTGCTCACCAGGATCTGAAAGATAAACTGCTTCAGCATGAAATGGATATGGAGTCGATCTTTCCGCTCGTGTCGTTAATGATAATGTGGTTGTTTTGTCAGCAAACGTTGCTGTAGATGGTCCACCAGTTGGATTTCCTGTTGTTGGATTTCCATCTGGCGGACCTTTTAATCTAACAGAAGCATTAACGCTAGCTCCATATGTAGTGCTTGATGCTACTTTGAGATTAATTACATCACCATTTTGTACAGTTAATTGTTGTACCCATGTTCCGCTATTATTTTTTCTAATAAATCCACCAGTGCCATCAATAATGGCAGTCATTTGTACTGTAGATCCATTCAAAGTATTAACACGACTTTGAGCAACTGCTACAGTATTAACTAGTCCAGAAATAGGAGATTCTAAATCGTTATAAGAACCACTTGAATATTCTGTACCCAATCCACTGACATTAAAATCAGCAAAGTACATAAATCCTGGTTCTGCTACAGCATTAGTAGATGTAGTAGATACATTTATCTTCTGATATTCAGACAATACAAATTGTGCTGGAGGAATTCCAGACACAGGACTCGCTACGCTAAGTGTATCACCAATTTGATAACCATAACCAGGATCGACAACAACTACACCAAATCCAAAAGTAGTATTATTTCCAACAGTCTTAACGACCATCCCAGATCCACTACCACCAGTTGGACTATAGTTTGTGTTAGCAGAAAATCCTCCACTAGCAACTGTTACCGTAGGTTGTACACCATATGTAAAAATAGGTGAAGCTGAAATGGCATTTGGATATCGATCTACTTCAGTCCACGCCTGCCAGTTATCAGTTATAGTTCCTAAACTTTGTGTAACAGCATATGTACTAGATCCCCAAGTTCCAGATATATTATTCTCGTATGAGTTTCCACCAGAGGTATAAGTATCCCCACCAACAGCAAAAACATCCAGTGCTCCAGTTGTTTTTGTTGTATATCCAGGACCACTCAATAATCTAGTGTTTAGAGTATCGTTCAATACCAGATTAGTTACCGATGTGCTCCAAGATCCAGAACCATTTTTTCTGACTTGTAAATTACCCGTTGAGGTTGCTCTTAAAACAGCATCTCCATCGATGTTGTTTATTGTAATATCTTGATAATGATAATCGGGTCCACCATCAGCTACTGTTTTAACATCTACTTGATCAGTAAAACTATACTGAGGAATATTTTGATCTTGTGCTCTAGTTGTAATAGACCATGTTCTAGAGAAAGAAGCAGCTGGTTGTCCAATATTTGTACCCCAAGTTTCATCAGAAACTGTGAAAGTAACTGTAGTCGCTGTTGTATACCAATCTGGAGTAGTAACTCTAAGTTGAATCTTATCTCCAGGTTGTAAACCACTATCACCTGGAGTAACATAATTAGCAGTTCTGGATGTAATCCAACCTGTTAAGAAAGATCCATTTCTGTAGATTCTAAAAGCTGCTGTAGTATTAGCAGTATTATTATTCTTGGGTCCACTAGATACGGCAGAAATAGTGGCAGGAATTGGTACTTCAATTCCAGTAATATCAATTACCTGAGAATAGTATGTTGTATTTCTTTGAAAAGTACTTGTAGAACCACTACTTGAAGTGCCATTAAAAGCACCAGTAAATCCAGATTGATTTGTAAAAGTAAAAGAATCTGGTGTTGCATCAGGAATCTTAGTACCAAAAGTGATACCATCAGGATCTTGTCCGTTACCAATTTTTATCTGAACGGTAACTTGCTCGTTCCAGAAATCTGGTGTTGGATAACGAACCTGTATTTGATCATTTCTACCAACTAATACGGGAGAACTACTAAATGGCATCGATTACTCTGTCACAAATACTATTTCTACAGATTATTTAGGTCTGCTTGTCTAACATCAATCCAAGGACCATTATTAATTCTAACTTGAATTGGTTTGTCAGCTGAGATCTCAACCTTTTCATTTTCATCGAGATCTTCTAATTTAAACACTTTAGATTTGTAATATGGATCATTTGGATCCATATCATACACAACAGGAAATTTACTCATGCTTCGCTCCAAAATAATTTTGCTGCTTTTTGAACTATTTCGTCTTCCTCAGAAATATCATCAGTCACTTTATAATAATTTTGTAGAATGTTTGTAGATACAATCTCATCACCTTCGTATGTAGTTACTATTTTAGTAACTCCTATTTGCCCTGGAGGAGTTGTATGTGGAACTTTGACAGATGGATCTAAATTAGGTCTCCACTCTATTTTATCTAGTCTTACTTCTCTACGAACAGTCATTTAGATTTGCCTTATGTTAGTCCAAGTACCATTATTTATTCTCACTTGTATATCAGGATTGTCAGTTTTAATCTCGACTGGAACTTCAATATCATCAGCAGTTACAATAGCGGTATTTAAGTATTCTACAGGATTATTTGTAATTAAATCAATATCTTCATAAGGATATTGACCTTGATTGTCAAAATAATTAAAATCTTCAGCAATTCTAGGAGGTCTTGTAGTTACAGTAACATTAAATGATTGTGTACCAGCAGTAACTGGCACGGTTTTTGAATTTGACTTGCCATATATTCCTGTTTCTCCAGATATATCAGTATTAAATGGTAATGTAGTAAATTTCAATATAACATTATCTTGATCATTGAATAAAGCTGAACTTGTGAACTGACCTCCAAAACTTTTTCCAACAAAATTGCCAGATCCAGAAACAGAAATATTTGTTGGCATATCTACTCCAGACAATTTACCAATAAAGAATTCGTATTCAGTAGATGGTTCTAAATTACTAAATGATGTTGTCCAAGAAGTTGTTGGACTGTTATCGTTATAAGCTTGGACTTCTATAGTAGAAGATGTGGTGGCACCTGGATTTGATGCTGTTAATGTATAACTTCTAATTCTAGGACTATTACTACCAGTTACAGACTGTGCTAAATTTGTTATATTTAAACTACCACCAGCAGAAAGATTACTAAAAGTTTCTCCAGCAGAACTAGTAATAGTAACAGTAGTGGCATTAACTGTATTCCAATTTAAAGTAGTAGAATACTGAGGAATGCCATTAAAACTTCCTTGTGGATTTGGATTAGCATTAAAAGTGCTAATAGCAGGATTAGCTATATCATATGAAATAGATACATATCCGTTAAATGAACCTTGACCACTAGTAGCAGTTCCAGCTACAACAAAATTTACGTTGTATGCTGATGTTCCAGCAGATCCACCACCGCCACCTCTATTATTATCAAGTCCAAAAATACCACCAGCACCGCCAGGGACACCACCGCCGCCGCCGCCGCCACCACCACCATCAGATCCGCCTGGGCTTTGTCCAGTTCCACCTGCTGTTGGGGAAATTGAAGTTGTTGGTGTAGCAGAAACAGATGGAAATCCACCTTGAGCACCAGATCTATTGTCAGAAGCACCTCCGCCGCCGCCAGCGCCACCCATAACAATATAAACACCACTACCATCAACACCGACAGCAGATGCTCCGCCTCCGCCTCCTCCACCGCCAGAGAATGGTGGAGATCCAGCTCTACCACCAGTACCTCCGCTAACTAATCCATATCCACCAGCACCACCAGCAGCACTTCCTTGACTATCTACACCATTTCCTCCAGCACCACCAACCCAAAGTCTTACAGTTCTAGTAACAAAATTTTGAGTAAAAGTAAAATTTTGTATAGTCGTTACTCCACCAGGACCACCTTGAGCCCCAGCATCAGTACCACCCCTGCCGCCTCTAGCGCCACGAACAACTGCTGTAATGTTAACAGCATTACCTGGAATAGCAACAGTATATTCTCCTGGATTAGTATATTCGAATGTTGGCATTTAGATACTCCTCACGTTTTTCCAACCAGTTCCATTAATATTTACCTCTAAATTCGGGTCAGACACTTTTATTTCAACAGGAATATCAATGTCATCGGTAACTATAGTGCCACTGTTAATATAATTTGTAGGAGAATTATTAATTAGATCAATATCTTCAAAAGGATATTCAACTACTCTATTAGGATAATTAAAGTCTTCTGCTATTCTTGGCGCCTTTGTAGTTACTGTCACATTAAAAGTTTGAGTTCCTATAGTTACTGGAATTATTTTACTATTTGTTTTTCCATAAATTCCAGTTTCTCCAGATATGTCAGTATTAAAAGGAAGAGTAGTAAATTTCAATACAACATTATTGCCACTGGTAAATGTTTTTGGATTTGAAAATATTCCCCCAACTCCATTGCTAAGAGAAGATCCAGACGCGGAAGTAGATCCTACAGTAGGCATATCTACCCCCTGAAGTTGTCCCAAAGACAATTGATATTCAGTATTGGGTTCTAAATTACTAAATGAAGTAGTCCAAGAAGTTGACGGTGTGTTGTCATTAAAAACAGAAACTGTAACATCTTGTGTAACAGATCCAGCAGTGTTGGTAGCTGTCAACGTATAAGTTTTTTGTGCTGGAGATAAAGATCCCACAATCGATTGTATACCAGCACTAATAACCCCCGTATTTCCAGAAGCAGTAGATAAATCACCAACTCCCTGATTTATAGAAAGAGTTTCGGCGCCAAAAGTAGCCCACGTTAAAATAGTATCAGACGTAGGCGTACCATTAGAATTTGTTTGTGGATTTGGATTGGCACTAAAACTAATTATTTCTGGAGGATCTAATAATTGAAATGTTAAATTACATTGGTAAAAACATCCGATATGAAATAAATTATCTAATGTGGTAAATGATAATTCAAACGTATTACTACTATTTTTTGGTATAAAATATGGTCCTGGAACTAAAATTGTCTGTAATACTGGGCCTCCAGCAGCACATCCTTGTTGTCCACCTGGAGATGTGGCAGTAATAATATTTGTTCCATTATATCTAAGAGTCATATTTTCATATCCAGAATCTTGTGTTTCCCCAAGACCAGTTAATGAAACAAGCATATTAAATCTTGCTTGAGCGGTTAGTACAGCAGAAGCAGTTCCACTTTGAATATTACTATTTGGTCCACCACAATTGGCAGAATCTTGAACATCAAATCTTATTGTATTACCACTATTTGAAATATTCCAACCATATGGAGATCCAACTCCAGATTGAGATAATGTCCAATTAACAGATACTACGGGAGGTAATGGCATTTATATACTCCTCACATTTTGCCACCCAGATCCATTTATATTTACCTGTACACCTGGATCAGATGCTTTAATCTCCACGGGTATTTCAATGTCATTTGTTACGACATTGGCAGTTGTTAAATATTGAGTTGGGTTGTTAGATATAAGATCAATATCTTGATATGGATATTCGCCCTCTTTATCAAAGTAATTAAAATCTTCAGCAACTCTTGGTGCCCGTGTAGTTACCGTTACATTAAAAGCTTGAGATCCTATAGTTACGGATATAGTTTTACTATTTGTAAATCCAAATGTCCCAGAGGAAGGAACAGTTGTATTAAATGGCATTGATGTAAATTTTAAAAATACACCTTCACCATTATTGAAAATTAATGGATTTCCAAATGGTCCATTGACAGATTTGCCAACAAAATTTCCATCTCCAGCTGCAGAAGCTATCGTTGGCATATCAACTCCCTCAAGTTGCCCCAATGACAATGAATATTCTGTTGATGGTTCTAAATTAATAAAAGATGCAGTCCAAGAATTTGAAGGAGTATTATCATTACGAACTTGAATAGTTATGGTTTCTTCATCACTCGTAGAACCATCTGTTGATGTCAATTTAACATTAACAGATGCTGGAGAATTTCCATTAGCATTTGATTGAGGAAGACCAGATAAAGTCATTCCACTAGAAACATTATTATAAACTTGACCTGTAGATAAATTAGTTATTGTGTGTGTAAAAGAACCATTTCCTCCTGTAACACTCCAAAATAACTGTACAGAATATTGAGGTGTACCAGTAGAACTATTTTGTGGACTAGGATTATATGTAAAATTGGTAATTTTTGTCGGCGCTAATATAGTAAAAGTTACTGTAGATTGAGCACCGATTGGATCTGTGACATCATATTCTACAGTTATATTACCTTCAGTAGTATTTGTAAAAGGTCCAGCAACAGAAGTTCCAGATCCAAATGGAGAACTCCAAGATACTGTGGCAGTTTCTCCTGGAGTTAATGTAGTTTTTGAAACAGAATTTATATCAACCCAAGCAATTCCAGCAGCGCCTGGGCCACCACGACATCCATAGTAACTTACATCCAATCCTCCGCCGCCACCATATCCACCGCCAATAGCATTGCCGCCACTAGTGGTGCCATATCCAGCACCACAAATTCCTATAGAACTACTTCCAGAAGTAACGGAATTTCCTAATAAGCTTACTCCTTGACCACCTTCAGATCCGCATAGATATCCACATTGAACAATTGGAGTGCCATCACTATCACCATATCCGATTATATATGGTCCTAATCCTTCAAATGGACACGGAGGATATTGAGCAGCAATTTCTGGAGGAAGATTTTCATGAGCTGATCTACCATTATCACCAATTACAGTTCTTCCTCCAGCGCCGCCGCCGCCAGGATGATTAGAAGCCGACCAATCATCTTCTCCTGCGCCAACATCACCTCCAGTAATTCCAGCTCGATTTCCTGGGCGCCCATCTCTACCATTATTGCCATTTCCCGTATGACCACCGCCAGAAGGATATTGACTATATCCACTATACTGAAAAGGTCCAGTGCTAACAAAAGATCCCCTTCCACCAAATCCAGTAACAGAACCACCATTCCAAGTGACAGTGCTGTCTCCACCATCTCTAGCTTGACAAGTTATACCAACAACAGTATAACATATAGATCCAAAAACACCAGATTGAACAGTTAATGTCGAAGATGAAGAAACATCTGGAACTAACCATCCATATCCACCACCGCCGCCCGAATAACTAGCTCCGTCAGAAGGTCCACCACCACCAATACCAAAAGCATAAACTTTTTTTACGTTTGATGGTCTAGTCCAAGTACCAGAAGCTCCATCTTCTCTATAAAATAATCCCATTATTTTAATTAAATTTTAATTAAATATTCTACTAAAATATATGGCGGAGTTGCTTCATCTAATTTAAATATATTATTTGTAGTGATAGTAACCGTAGATTTCAATCCAAAAGCATCAACTGGAAAATCCTCAAAAGAATATCTCAGCTGATTATTGGTGGTAATTGTAGCGGTATTTGGGAAATTTATTAAATGACCATGAGAAACTACAGCAGATGATCCCGTTGGAGCATCGATCGTAATTAACTCATTAGATCCTTCATTTTGCCCATCATTAGCACCGTTAGAAGCAGCAGAATCAATAAAAGCCGAATCTGTCCATTTTCCCAAGTAAGAAAAGACACCAACATCAGCTTCATGACCATGTGCTTGGAAATTTTGCTCGCCCAGAAAAGCATTTAATGTTTTACCATCGCTGGTGGTTGTTGTAAAGGTCGGGTTACCGATAAAAGATATTTCTCCTTGCCCAACAACAGTAAAAGTTCCGCCATAAGAAATTTCTTTTGATGTGCCAACAAGAGAAGTTACTTCAATTTCACACCCAACTCTGTATTGATTATTTCCTTCTTCATTCAATACTCTAGTATTTAAATAAGCACCAGAAGAATTACCACCAAGCACATATTTTGACCCCAAATCTGGCAATTGAAATTCATCTGCTGCTAGTTCTTGATCATCTTTTTTAAATTTACAATCATCACCAACACCTAAAATACTTGCCAGAACAGGATATTCAACTGCTTTAAAAATTTCGCCATTACATCTCAAAAATCCAGCTGGAAGAAATTCTTTCCACTCACCTACTCCAGGATCATTGCTTGTTGGCATTTTTTTCACATATGGTATTATAGTACCACTAACGCCACCAAATTTTGCTTTTTCCTTTGTGTAATAGACTGTCATTGTTAATAAGCTCTAATTAAATTTGTTATTGACAAAGATGGAACTGTCGTTATAAATTTAACTTGTAAAGCTCCAGTAAGAGAATCTGGAACAACGTTTGGTTGAACTTGAACAGCAAGTTCTTCAGTAACTTCTAAATTAGTACCATCATATTTAATATTCATAGTACCATCATGATCATGTGGTTCAATTAAATCAAGAACACCGCCGCCAGTTTGGGTTTCGTTTGTAAATTTAACTCCAGCGTGATTAAACAAAGTTTTAGTATAACCATGCGTATTATCCGATCCATTGGTGCCATCATCAAAGTTTGGTGATTTTACTGTAGTAGCAGAATCAGAAAATGGTATTGTATATCCTGGATATATTCTTCCGTCCTGTTTTAGTGCTGCCAATTTTTGTCCAGCAGATCCATCTTTATTAGCGGTAGATCCAGATGAAGTAGCAGCTGCTTTGTCTCTCAAATTAAATCTAGATCCAGATCCAATAAACCACGTTTTTGCTACGCCATGGCCAGCAGCTTCAGTTAAATATGGTCTATGATCGTTAATTGGTTTACTACCAGCTATACTAGCAATAGCAAATCTTCCGACTCCAGGTTGAAATGGGGAAGTATTGAAAGCAGTAATAGTTTGTGTTGGAGAATTACCAATGTAAAATCCTGTAGTTGGGTCACCAGCACATTGTAAAATTCCGCTTCCAGGTCTAGGGCATGGGTTAATAATAGTAAAAATACCATCTGGGCAAGGATGAACTCTATTATAGTGTTCTCTCATATTAACTTCTGGAGTTAACCAAACAGTTGATCCACGACCAGGATTTTCTCCGTTATCTCCTGTATTAATACTAGAATATTGATCCTCGTGAATATGCTGAGGAAAATGCAATCTACCTAATTTTCTAGGAACAATATAAACTTCTTTAATACTAAATCCTGGAATTAAACTTTGCCCCGCAATAGTTCCAGTAAAAAATGAATTACCAATCTGTGTAATAGTAATTTCTATATTATTAGTTGGAGATGCTCCACCATCAGCAGCAAATGTTGTCCCCGATATTGTTAATCTATCAGAAACTTTATATCCAGAACCTTTTACTTTCGTAACAACATCATACGTATTATCAGTATTCAAGACAACTGTAAATTCTGCTCCAGATCCAGTAACAACAAGACCAGTTTGAGAATTAGTTCCATTTACTGCTGTGACATTTTTATATATTTTAGTCAAAGCAACAGTAGGAGCTGTGCCAGTTGTTGTTAAATTAACAATTGTTCCCTGAGGATCTGGGGTATATGTAAAATTCAAATCAGTTTTAGCATTAACAACTGTGGGAGGAGAAAGATCTCCTGGTTCAAATCCTGGAACAGAGTCTCCAATAAATTCTTCAACTACAGTTAATGCTTCTTCATTATCAATTGGTGATGGTACAGTTCCTGTTGTTGAATTATAAGCACCAAAATAATTTGTTGATATATCTGCTATAGCTTTATTATTAGTTTGTGGCAATCTAATAGTTCCACTATAATTTGGAAAATTTCCTTCAAATCCAGTTCCGCCATAACTATCTCTAATTATACGAGCTAATAATGGATAATCACCAGCATTAATTTCTGCTCCATTACATAACAACCATCCATTAGGAATCTCCGAAAGATTACCTCCCCATGGTTGTACAGATCCAACGGGGAGTGCTCTTTGTGATTTTGTTACGTTATATCCTGCCATATTAGATTTCTACTAACCACCAACCTTGTGTAGATGATGGAGCACCTGTTGATGTACCATCATAATTTGTATTACCAAGATAAATTAGACCCAATCCAGCATTAGGAGTTTGAACAACTAGTTCACCACCATTATAATTTATACTTGCTAAATTAGGAATATTAGCATTTGTGTTATCTGCTTGTACACTAATGCCGTTTGGTGCTCTAAGTCTCAATGAAACATTATAAGTTAGATTTCCACCAACATCAACAATTCTAATCATATCGCCAGTAGTTGGATTTTGTGGTAAAAGAAGTGTCAAGTCAGAAGATGGTGATACAAAATAGTTGATATTAGACACAACTTCAAATTGTGATTCACCAGCGCCAACAAACTGCCACTTTCTAGCACCTGTTGGTGTATAGAATCCTTGCTGACCAGCAAAGTTCATGGAACCATCAGTTTCAATCTGGAAGATTTGCTCTTCAGATTTAGTCTTAAGGAACGTTAATTGAATAGCACCATTATTTTGTGTTCCAGAAGTGTGTATAGGAGCAACTGTTCCAGAAAGTCCAGAAGCAACACCACCAACAGTAACAACTGTATAGATATTATCACCAAAGAATATTGTACTACCATTCAGATAATTAGTATTTGCCTGCCATTCTGGTGATTGATCAATCTTATTGACAGTAAATGTGCCGCCGTTGACTTTAAGCGGACCACCAATTGTGCTAGTTCCAGCACCCTGAGTGGTAATTATTCCACTTAATGTTAGATTGCCAGTGCTATTCTGGAGAATAAGCTTGTCAACAGTAGCATCAGAATTTCTAATTACAAAGTTTCCGCCCAATAAAGTCGTATTACCAGTAGAACCAATTACAGTTAATCGATCACAATTATCTCCACCAGCCTTAAGATCTCCTTTCAAGCAAACAGTGCCAGTAGCAGAATCCACTTCAAATTTAGTAATTGGAGTAGAAGCACCATTTGTAATAATTAATTTTTGTGATCCAGCAGTTGTGGATCCAGAAAGAGTGAAGTTCTTAAATACCGTTACGTCACCAAGAATTGATGTATTACCATTTGTAGAGTCAACTACAAACTGTTCAACTGGATTCGCATCATTGCCATCAGTAATGACAAATCTTTGTGGAGATGTAGTATTGATGCCAGTAATAAAAGCTAGTTCAGAATCTGTAAATCTTAAGATGTCTCCTACTAAAACAGATCCAGAAAAATCTCCAGTATTAATATCAGCCGATGTTCCAGAAGTAGCAGATGGAATACCACCAACATCATCAATAAAACTCACATTTTCTGCTAAGTTATAACGAATTAGAACTGTATTATCTGGGTGATCAGTTCTCATAAACTTATAACCAGAATTTGTCACATCACCAGGCAATCCAGCAGGAGTTCCAGTAATACGAGAACCATCAGAATTACGTTGGTTCATAGCTCTTCTGACTTTCACTCTTAATGGCAAATCAGAAACGTTGTTGATGTTTGTTAATTCAACAACTTGTACTAATTCACTATATTGTTGGCCAATTGGAGCATTACCTTGAGTTGAAACAAATTGAGTGCCATTCCAGTATTGTGCTTCCTGTGAACGATCGAGTAAAATATACATTCCAACTTGGAATGCTGTCGTATTACTCGGAATAGCGATTGGTAAGTAATACAGAGGTTCACCATTAGTATCTAAACCAGCAAGATAACGATTATCACTAACGCCACCAGTTTCCACTCCAGTGTGACCCCAATAAGATCCACCTTCAAGATCGATAAATTGTCCAATTTCTTGTTTGGTGAACAAGTCGATATTAGGAAGATCAATACTTCCTTGAGCATGAGACGTAGCAGTTGTTCCAAACGATCCTCTTGTTACTTCAAATTCACCAGAGTTTAATCCACCAGATAAAGTAGCATCACCTTCTAATTTAGTAGCAGATTTAACAGTAAGGCTGTTATTAATTTGAGTAAATCCACCCTGGGCACCCATCGAGATTCTGCTAGCAGCACTACCAAAATTAATTCTAGATGTAGTTACTGTTAATAAATCAAATCTTTCTGCTGGTGATGCTAAAGAAGCAACTCCAGTTCCACTGACAACAGCAGCGCCGATGGTAAGATCTCCATCAACTTCAGTAAATCTAGTTCTTAACTTAACAACAGAACCCTCGGTTAAGGAGTTTGAAATTTTACCATAAGCACCACCAATTTCAATAACAGAAACTTTAGTAGTTCCTACATTGCTAGATGTACCAATCTTGACTTTGGCAATGTCACCACCATTATGAAGATTTAATTCTGTAGTTGGAACAGAAGTACCAATATTAACAATCTGAGAATCACCATTTGTACCAATGTTAATTACTTGATCATCGCCAGACGCTACAGAATTACCTATATTTAATTCCGTAGCATTAGAAGCAAAGAATACTGTAGTAGCACCACCGTCAAGTAAACTAAAGTTTGTTGATGTAGTTGATAGTGATCCACCATTTACTGCCAGATTTTCTTCAAAAGTAGCATCTTCAGTCAATCTCATATCACCCACAACTGTGAGTGTATGGTTCATATTTGATTCAGAAACATTAAGTCCTAAACGACCACCAGTATAAAGTCTTGGAGATCCATTAGACTGAGTTCCATTAGAAGTGGCAACTCTTAATGTAGCTGTAGTATTTGGTAGTAATGAATCGCCGCCAATTAATACAGCGTTATCTTCAACATTAAATGTTCTTTGTGAAAGAGTAGAGTTGTTAGTAAAGTTAGTATCAGATAGTGTCTTGCCACTAATAAACATAGTACCAACAACATCCAGGGTTGCTCTTGGATATGTAACAGTAGAAATAAATGCTGTATCTTTATCAGCATGTGCTGCTCTAGCAATAGTGTTGATACCAACAGCATACTTACCAGGAATATCGGTGTAGGTTCTGAATACTTCAGATCCAACAACTCCAACTTCTTTCCAACTGTTTCTGGCAACGGAAATAACAACTCCAGATCCAATAGCTTGAGGATCATCAACAGCACTAACTTCAATCAATACAGGAGCATTAACTTTGAAGAATGACCCAGATACTTCAGTAACCTTTCTTAATCCATTGAGATTGAGGTATCTACCAGTCATACCTTCAATCTTGATGATTGTATTAACTACAATACCAAGAGAAGAAACTGAAGTGCCAGTTACTGTATTAAATTGAACTGTTGATCCGCCGAGAGCAGTTGAAGACTCAATAGAAGCAGTTACGGGATCATAGAAGTTAGCATAAATCCAACCAAGAGATCCAGATCTATCTACCTGTTCACCTTTTAGAATGATATCACCAGCGGTTGGTTGCTGATTACCATATGCTACAGCATATCCAAGATTGCTATTTGTTTGATTAGGTGTTTGGTTAGTGGGAGTATTGCCAGCTGTATTATCAACAGCTGTTCTAATGCTATAATCCTGACCAGATAATAGTGTATTTCCTCTTGGATTTAATCTGTATACGGCAGACCAAATTTGGTTTTGATGTATAACAACATTACCTTGAGAAGCAATAATACTTCTACTGAAGGCACTGCTATCTAGTGATAAATCACCGCCAGCATTCGAATCAACGTTAGAAATAACGGTGAAAGCATTTGGTTCATCATCATCAACGTTAATTGTTACTGGATTATTAAACAGAGCATCGCCATCAACAGTAATTTCTTGTTCGAAAGCAACAGGAAGTTCAAAAGTAGTAACAAGACCACCAATATCACCTTCATCATCATCCGAAGCTAGCAATTCTGCTCTCTCTAAGAATGTTTCTTCGCCTGTAATAGCGTTGATTTTACGGTTACCGATATAGAGGTCACCATTAGAGTTTAGACCAGTGTAGAAGACGATACCGCCGTCCTCACGCTTTGCCTGAGCATAGAAGTCCTGAATGTCTCTAAGGACAACTTCCTGACGAAGTGGGAAACCAGTTGAGTAGTTACCAGGACCAAAACCTAGGTATTCAAATGTGTGGTTACCAGAACGAGCAATAGATGGTCTACGTAGTTCAACATACAGTCTACGCTCAGTTGGATATGGAGAATCACCACAGATAGGAATTAATCTATCTTCAGATCCAGAAGCAGCGTTTCCAGACTGTGCTTCAATAGCATTGGTTACATAATCATATCTGTTTAAAGCAGGATTTTCAATGAAGTCTAGAATAACTTCTTTTGTTTCACTATTCTTATAGTCATTAGTTGTTACTAAACCATGAATAAAGTTATCAGCAGCACAAACAGTAGCTGGAGTATCTAGAATACTGGTATCTCTTGTACCATCTGGTCTAACTTGGAACCAAAGTGGATCGTTCTTATAATCTAGTGGATATAGTTGACCAATTGGTTGAGAGAATCTAAAGTTTCTGAAGTTTGTACCAACACCTGGACCAGTTGGATATGGAGAAACATTACCCTTAACACAAGTTAGGTAGTAAATACCTTCTTGCTGATTAGGAATTCTTCTCTTAACTTCTTCAATATCAAAGATATAGAATGTATCTTCAATTTCGCCAGCGTCTACAACGCTAGCAATTTCATATTGATTACCATCGTCATCAATAATCTTATCACCAGGAGTCATTGTAAGAACGTTAGCGTTCTTATCACTATAGAGATAATCCTTTCTATCAGACTTGCTGAGAGTATTGTTAGGACTTCCTACACTATTTGGTTTTGCTTGAAGAGTAGCATAGATAAGAACTTGATTGCCATTACTATCAAGAACTGGATCATTATCAACATTTAATACTGGTTGTGAGAAAACAGTTGAAGAATTTCTATTGTAAGAAATCACATCTTCATCTAATCCCTTAAGAACTAAGTAATGTTCGTCAGTGCCATCTGGATTGAAGTATCCTTGAATATAAGCAAATCCAGAGGAGAATCCATTCCAAGTAACTTTGTTAAGCTCATTACTTACAGAAGAATTAATTCTGAATGATCCGCCTTGAGGAGCATTAATCTTAACAGTTACAAACTGCTCGTTTCTTACAGAATCAGAAGTGATTCCAAGATCAAATACAGTTAATTCTAAATATTCAGTGCTAGAAATTGTTACCTTTCTAGCAGATTGAATAGTAAAAGAAACTTTTGATTCCGTTCTATCGCTAGGAATAATCTTAACCTGATCTACATTATATGGATCATAGTCAAAGCTCGAATTTAATTCACTTGCTGGAAGACCTAGTTGCTGATTAATTGTTCCACCCTGGGCAAGTTGAGTTTCAACTTCAAACAAAGCAACACTAGCAATACCACTAGAAACTGGTTTAAGAACAATTTTTTGTGGTAGCAGTTTTCTTGTTTCGTCGGTTCTTGCCTTGAGAACAAACCCATTTAGAGGATCTCTTACACCATCAGCATATTTAGGAATTACATAACGTAAACGATAGATTCTATCTTGTGCTGTTCTATCGTCCTTAAGTCTCTTGAATGTAGTATTTTTAGATCTAGCATCTTTCAAATCAGCACCAATTTGATTCATTCTAGCTTGAATGTTTACAGCTGGATCATAATCATCAGTTGTCTGAATGTACCACTGTCCAGTTGTTGTTTCACGATCATCTTCTGGTAAAGCACTATCATCTCTAGTAGCATCAAATCTTACTGGAGATACCCTCTTATCAGCAAATACATAGAAGTTTTGTCCAAATCCATTAGCAAATGTTACGCTAAGAGATCCATTAACAGCGTCGGCAGCTGTTAGATAAACAGCAAATGTCTTTGGAGTTACAAATCTAGCATAGTAATACTGATTTGGATTTACACTCGAACCATCAGTAAACTGAGGTAGAGTTGATGATTCTCCAAATGTTCTAAAGAAGATTTTTTGTACATGTGCCTGAGTTCCTGGAACATCAAAAATGTGGGGAACATCAGTTTGAATTACATTAGTTTGACCAGTTGGGAAATTACAGAGATATTGATGAAGATCATAACTTTCATCAAGAACAAACTGATGAAGTTCTATTTGTACGTTGAAATCAACAGAGTCAGTCTCTGGCGAATACATGTAAATGCCAGCGGCCGCATTTTCTTTTGTTGTCGCCAACATCAACTTAGTTGTTTGATTCTTGGTGAAAACATTTGGATATGTAGCACCATCAGAATAATCTTCAGGTTCAGTTCTTCTACCAGGAGCAATTACATAGTAAATTGTATTAGTATCAAATCCTTTTGGAAGACGAATTACTCTCTTATCTACAGTAGCAGGGTCTACACCATCTCTAATTTTTGGAACAAGTCTTACAGGAGTTCCAGTTTCAAATAAGTGTGGATCTGAAGTAGAAGCACCAGTGTTAACAGTGAATAATGTAGCACGAGTGGCAAGATTAGCAGTATCTACTACTGGTTCTACTCTAGTGACAACATTGAATGTTGGTTCTGTTCTAGTAATACCAGTTAGATTTCCTGGATTTGCTTCAGTACCAATTGCTTGAGTAATAATAGCAGTAAATGTAGTTAGAGTTTGAGCAACACTAACACAATCATTGGCATAGTTATAAACGCCAGCTTGATTAGAAGTTTCACCAATGACATTATTATCAAAAGTTTGAGTCAAACCATGAGAACCTTCAATGATAATTGGTTGATTTCTCATTACAGAAGTAGCAAGATCTCTTGCTTCTGTATAAACTTCAACAGATTGTGTTCTTTCTCCAGCTAGTAGTCCTGGTTGTAGAACATAGATTCTAGCAGCATCATAAACTTTATCATTTCCACCAAACTTGATATTGTAGGCATATGTCTCTAGAACATCAATAACGTCATCAATACAATTTTGACTACCGCCAGGAACACTAAATCCTGGATTGTTTGCCAACATTCTATCTACAGCTTCAGCAGCAATAAATTCTTTATTAGCAAGAATTAAGTTAGAAGCATCTACTTCTTTACCGCCAAGGGGAGTTAATCCATTGTTTAGAATCAAGAAGAAGTTAGTGAAATATTCTTCGATAGTAGCAGCAATGCTAGCACATTCAGGATATCCATCAGCACCAGTTGGAGACCACGCTGTTGTGTCTTGAAGAACAGAACTATCTCTTACAGGATTAACTGAGCTGAATCCACCAACAAGAACATCATTGCTATCTGAAATAGATGCTGTTTGTGAGAATTCAAAGTGTAGATATACGCCAGAAGTAGAAGTTAAGTTTGCTGTAATAGCATTTCCAAATGTTGCTGATAAAATACCATTAGTTTCCGTCAATACAGGAGCACTATTTCCAATTTCAATCTTTTCGGAGTCAATAACTCTTCTAACGTAAGCACCAGTAGGAATTGATGGATTTATTGTAGTTGGAACAGCAGTACCACGATTTAGTCTACCATTGGTGAAATTAGTGGTGTTATAATCATACTGAGTGACTCTCATTCCAACGAGAAGTCCTTGTGTATTACCAACATTGATAATAGCAGATCCATTAGTTGTTTGACAATCTCTAATGAGATAGTCAAAATTTCTCATAGCAGCAATACAAAGATTCTTCACATACTCATATGCTTCAATCGATTCGTTGAGTTCTCCATCAATATAAGCAAGCGTACCACCAACGTAATAACCTTCAGCAGCTTGAATAGTATTAATATTACCGCCAAGTCTCAAGTCTTGAATTACAGCATCAACGATATAACCAATATCTCTTTCACACTTAGAAATAGTGATATTAGTATTTGTCTGAAGAGCTGGATACTTCGTAATAATATACTTGTATGCTTCACTTTGAATAAACTCCTTATTTGCTTCAATCAAATTAGAAGCATCTTGTGCTAGATTATTAATCTGAACACCATCTGGATTTAGAGTTTCTAGAGAAACTTTGTACTGTTCAAATCCAGATGGAGAAACAGTTGCTTCGTAAATGTCCGTCCCGCCACCAAGTTTTGGTAGTTTTAGGAACAATTTATCATTAGTTAAAGCGCCAAGTCTATAACCATCAATTGAAGTTGCTGGTTTTTCAAATGGAGAATATACATCATCTCCACTATAATATAGTTTAGTTTGATTACCATTAACTTTAGTAGCCTGATTAGACAGAGGATAATACTTAAGTTCTAATTCGTTAAAAGCACTGGTATCAACTTTTTTGACAGGAATAATATCAGTAATATATCCACCCTTATCTTGGTTGAAAGAAAATCCCTTATAACCAATAGAGTGTAGAGATGTATTACCAAAGTTAGAGTTGGAGTTGGTGATTGACATGTCACCGCCAGACTCCATCAAGAAGTGATCAAAGAATCCTACAGCAAAGACGCTAACACACTGAATAAATGAGTCATCCGAAGCACGGATGTGGAAGTTTCTCCAGTCATCTTTCCAATAAGCATCACCTTTAGTATGATAAGCAACGGTAGCAAAAGCATCAGTTAGTGATGCCTGGTTCCAGGTGTTGCTAAATTCATCATAACGGATAAAAGCACGGTCATCTTTTTGTAGCGAAACACCTGTGTACTGAGCAACAACCATCGACTTGAATCCAGTTGCTTTGGATCCATCTGCCCACATACCACAGATACCCCAGGTGGATCTGATTGAGCAGTTGAAGACGTATGGTGAAGCAGATTCTACAGAGTCGATTTCTGCTTGTGCTCTGGCATTTAAGCTAAGATCTGGAATAGTATATCCAGTCTCGTTAATATCCAATCCTAGTTGCTGAGGAGTTAGATCAACTTCATATTCAAAAATCTTAGGATTATCCGAAATAGCGGTAATTTTGAAAGTACCGTTTAATCCATCATTCAATCCAGTATCAATAATAGCAACATACTGCTCCTTGAAGTATCCATGAGCAACTTTTGTGGTAGCTTCAATGGTTGTCTTGCCGCCAGCAGTTTGTCCCTTTAGTCTAATTTTACTAATACTTCTGGTATCAGAAAGAGGACCAACAATTCTGTTTTCTTGTGGCAGTGCTTCAAAATCACCATCATCAATAGTTGGTTGGAACAAAGCAAAAGCAGTTGCTACCTTTTGATAATACAGATCAAGATCATCTTGATCAGCATAAGTCATAATAGTGATCTTATGGTGAGAATACTCAGGAATAGCTAACTGTGAGTTATTGCCCTTCTGGAAGTAAACCTTACCAACATTAGCAGTTGAATCAAATAGCGGTGAATTTGAAGAGAGATCACCATCTTTAATAGTAAACTGCCAAATATAGCAACCACCAGTTAAGTTGAAGATAGAAGTTCTTTCTTGTGTTCCATCGGCAGGATCTGGAACATAAAGAGGACGAACAATCGTTCTACGAAGGTCATAACCAATCAAAGAACAACCTCTAGGAACGATACAACCGCCTGTAGAAGAGTTAAACTTGTAAAGAACGTTATCTGGGTTGCTAAGGTCAAGAATACTGTTATCTTGCCATTCTTGTAGAGCTCTGTTAAAGTTAAATACTGGGATATCACCAGTGATTTGTACATTAGTGAGACTATCTAGATTTCCATCATTGATAACTGTGGTGATAATACCAACAAGAGTATCGATACTTGCTTGTACATCAATACAAGTAGCAGCATTACCTGATGGAAGATTTGGTACAATTGGTTCGTTAGTTTCATATCCAATGTACTCAGCAGGGCCAGCAAGAATAGTGAGATCTTTAGAATAAAGCTGGTTGGTTACAGCTTTCTTCATCATGTCTCTGGCGGCATTAAAAGCAACAATTGATTGTGCTTCTTCACCAACTAAACCATTACTGATTGGAGTGCCATTTTTGTTAAAATATGCTTTAGCAGCAGCAATAATGCTACCATTACCACCATTTGCTAAGTCAGCAGCAACAGCATCAACAATATAACCAATGTCACGCTTACACTTGCTCTCGCCTGGTTCTGTGTCTGCTACAGTTTCTGCTACAAAGTTATCTAATGTACCTTGAGTGAAGAAAGTTTGTACGATACCAGCAAGGTTGTCAATTGTTGTTTTTACATTAGCACAAGAAGCTGGGTCATAATTGTCCCCATTATAAGTGCCAGGATTAGATGTGTTGTGAGTTAAAGATAGATCTTTGTATCCAAGTTGATTGGATACTGCTTGCTTCATCAAATTTTTAGCAAAATTAAAAGCAACTAAAGATTGTACTTCTTCTCCCTGTAGACCATCATCAATCCAAGCAGTGCCAGCTGGGTTGAAGTAGTTTTTGATATACTTTCTAGTGTATACGTTACCACCACCCTGAGCAATATCTAGAGAAATAGCATCAATATAGAATCCAATATCTCTAGCACACTTTAATTTACCTACAGAAGCATTTCCTGTGTTTACTGGAGGAAGACTTGAAAGATTACCAGCAAGGAAAACATCAGTAACAATGGTAGTTAAGTTATCAAGTGTAGTCTGTACGTTAGCACAAGAAGCAGCACTAGTATTAGAACCAGTTAAAGGATCAGCAGTTATAGTTAAGTCTTTTGTCCAAGAAGCAATATTATAAGTTGTTCCATTAACAACAACAGAACTTTGATTTGTTAATGCTGCTTTCATGAAAGCTTTAGCAGCATTGAAAGCATAGTTAGATTGAGTTTCTTCGCCTTGAAGACCATTGGTAATTTGGTTACCATTAGCATCAAAGTACTGAAGTACAAATTCTCTGGTGTACTTGTTGCCGCCAAAGAAAAGGTCTAGTGTAGTGTGATCAATAAAGTAACCGATATCACGCTTACACTTGTCTCCAACAGAACCAACCGCAGGATAAGTTAAAGCGGTGTTAGCAAAGGCAGAATCAATAATATTTTGTCTATTTTGCTGAATTAAACGATAAGCATCAGCAAATCTGCTAGCAGTATCAGTTTCTGGTTCATCTGGAAAATAAAAATCAGGAAATTGAATGGCTACCTCAGCAGTTGCTCTATCTCTAATATAATCTCTATTTTTTTGAATTAAACGATATGAATCATAATATCTATTTTTATCCTGAACAGCAGGATCGCCAGGAACTACCCAATTAGCGCCCCAAAGTACTTCATTGTAATCAATAGCAATCTGAGCAAACGCACGATCAATAATTTCTTGGCGGTTTGCTGTAATTAGGGTTTTTGCATCATAATAACGTTGTTTTTTACCAGTATCAATTTCTACAAGACCTGGACGGTTATCAATATAGTGATCACCAGGCATTAGCATGATGCTGAACTGGTCAAATCTATCAGGAACGCTTTGACCGTTTTCAGCAGGTAGGAACGAATATCTTGCTACCTCAATAAATGCTCTTTGAATTGTCTTGAAAGGACGTAGAGGAGAATTGCCTCTGTTATCTAATTCGTCAGTAGCATTAAAGTCATCTGGAGATACATAAAGGTATTTACCAGTTTTGCTTGAATACAGATTATCAAGTCTTGTAAGAGCCATAATTAGCCAAACCCAGGATAGTTTCTTTCTTCTTCAATGTATTTATACACGACCTTTTTGACGATTTTTGGGCGGAGAATTTTTTCCCCAATTTATGTAATCAAAAAGTCAATTTTGAAATTTATATATGTCGATGAGAGGACTTGAACCTCCACGAGTTACCTCACTGGAACCTAAACCCAGCGCGTCTACCAATTCCGCCACATCGACTAGTGACCCCTCTGTTTGAGCATCGTTGAGAGGCTTGAGGGGTGTTGAATCCTGGCTGGGAATCGAACCCAGTTTCCATGTGTGTTGTCCACCCGTCCTTACCAATAGACTAACAGGATTTGGGAGCGGGGGTGGGATTTGAACCCACGTTCTGCGGCTTATGAGACCGCCGTGATACCAGGCTTCACTACCCCGACAAAAGGTGCCGCTAGTGCCAGCGGCACACCAGGCACTTGGTTGTTTCGGTTATGATGATCCCGAAACGTATGATAAGATCGGATATTTCCAACCCTATCAAAGCCCCCGATCTGATTCGAACAGACGACCAACGGTTTACAAAACCGTTGCTCTACCACTGAGCTACAAGGGCATTCTAGCAAACTCAAATCTACCATACTTTGAACCCCAGATTTGATGATGATGTTCAGCACAAAATCCACGATCCATAACATAGTAGTGTGTGGGAGTCAATTCTATCTCATTTTGAAGATAGGTTTGTCTCCCCATCCAATCTACCATACAATCACAACCTGTCAAGCTCCCTTTGAAAGAATCATCAAATTGCTCGACAACCACATCACAACCACTTTTTAATTTTAGCACACTACGGTCGATTTGGTCAAGATTTTGAAAATTAACATAATTTTGCTTATCATCTATTTCGTAATTGTATATACGAATATGATTTCCTTCAAGAATAGGTTCAAGAACAAACTGTCTATAAGGTTTATTTAGTTGATAATTATATGCTTGCTCACCGTAAAACAATCCATCACCTAATAGCACATGAGTGACACGAATAAAAGCATACTTACTGGGATGAGAAAATGCTTGAATTTTGTTTTCAAATTTTCCTTCAAGTAATCTACAAAATTCTTTAATCATCTTGTGGTAATAAATCAGGATTTTCTAATTCAAGTTCAAACATTAATGGATGACATGCTTCTATCATCAAATAATTGCAAGACATATATAAATCTTCGTCATCATAATCACGATTTTGAAGAGCTTCTGTTTGAACAGATGGATGATCTTGTATTATTTGTGGGAGTTCATCAAAAGTATATGGTATGTTTTGTATGAAATACATACGAACAACCTCTCCCATATAAAAGACATATGCTTGAGATAGCGCGTATTTCATAGCATTTCCACTACAAATTATTTAGTGGAATACCCGTGGTCGGATTCGAACCGACACTGTAGAGATTTTAAGTCTCCTGTCTCTACCGTTGGACTACACGGGCTTGTGTATGAGACAATCATAGCATAGAGTGCCGAGACTGTCAAGTGCTCGATGAGGGGATCGAACCCACCTATATCCGATTATGAGTCGGGTGCTTTCACCAGATAGCTAATCGAGCGATGTCCCTATCCTACCCGATCAACCGTCTGCTGTCAATCCAATTCATATTTATTACAAATCGATTAGAAACATCAGTAGCAGTAACACAACTATGATACATATTCATCGGAAAAAATAACATCCTATTAGCAACAGAATTTACTATCTGTCCATTTTCAAATTGAGTGTATCCATTGTTGGTATTTAAATAATATATACCAACCATTCCATTGTCAACATATTTAGATTCATCAATATGATAACCAGAAAATATCTGTTTGCCCCAATTAAATGTCATATTTACTTTCATTCTCGTTAATATTTCTGGTTTTATTTTAGATAATAACGGAACAAAAACTCTCATATATTCAGTTTCTGTAATTAAATTTGTAGATTTATTTTTACCAGCTACAATTAAAGATTTTTCTTTAGAATAAGGATCTAAATTTCTGTATATAACGTGCATCATTTGTACGTTATACATTTCTTCGTCTTGATAGTAACAAAGATCTGAATCTAAATCCTCTGTTCTTTTCATTAAAATAGATCCTCTAATCCATGTAAAAGGACCGCTAGTAATTAAAGAATATATTTTTAGATAACTCTCATCCTCTAAAAAATTATCTACTATAGTAATATCATTTAACGCATACATTGCTTAACCTGCCACAGAGTTATTCTACTGAGTTTTGTGAGGTTTGTCAATCCCTTTGGCGCCAGTCTTCTGGTTTATCCCTGCCATCAGTAAAGAAATCAACAATTTCATCAACAGAATTGAAACGAGCAATACCCTTTGCTTCGTGACCAATCCCGCCGATATCAAGTTGGTTTAAAAAATCATCCATGTCTCCTTCTTGCATTTCAGGATTTGCTGCTGTCCTTCTTGCTTGGCGAAGCATTGTTCCCGCTGTTCTGTTTGCTTTTGCTAACTTTTCTGCCCATATCATATCTTCCAAACTCACTTCTCCATTTGCTACAATTTTTCCACAGATTGATTCAAGGCGAAGACGATACTGTGTAGAAAGCATAAAACACTCGTTCACAACTAGGTTTATTTAGGTCAACCTTTTTATTAAATTTTTGGCGGGAAATTTTTTTCCGAATTCAGGTAATCAAAAAATCAATTTAGGAAAATCTTAGGACCAACGATGTCAACACCATCAGGCTTGACAGTGATCTTAGATGACTTAGAATTTTCAAGTACAGATTCTTTTTGACTAACAGATACTTTAGCAGTCTCACCAAATTTCATTTGTGCCTGCTTCTCGTCCATGTTAATAGATCCCAACTTAGATCCAGTTGTAGCACTAAATTTTTTGCTATTCAACTCAAGTGATGCTAGTTGTTTACCAACTTCCATTTTGTATCCGCCTTCTCTATTGGCAAACTCAACTTTGCTATCAGAACTTATTTTTAATCCAGCATTATTTTTCTTGGAATTTGGTCCAACTTCAATGACATAATTTTCTTGCTGTGATGATGCTGGTTTACTATCAACACCTTTAATTTCTGTCTTCATCTTGCCGTCGATGACTTCACCATACTTTCCTTTTACTTCCAAGGCAAAGTCTTTTTTCACGTTGATTGCGGAGTTACCAGAAACTCCTAGTTTATAATCACCTGTCACGCCGACAGTATAATCTCCATTGACCGTATAATTAACTCCGCCAGGTGTGTTGATGTTAACACTTGCTCCTGGTTTGTTTTGATCAACGGCAAATTCACCAGAACCTTCGCTATATTCACCGCCAGTTAGTTTTTTGTTGAAGAATGCTGTATTGAGATCAAATGATCCACCATACATACTAATCTTTCCACCGTTTTCTCCAGCTTGTATGTTAATATCTTTATTTGATTTGAGATTTAATGTGCTACTAGCATTGAGTGTAATATTATCTCCTTTAATTGCTACGTCCCCACCAATAGCTTCAATGTAGCAAGGACCATAGACTTTAAGAGAGTATGCTGGTAAAGTGGACTCCTCTATGTTACCATCAGCATTCTCTTTCTTGTCTACAACACCACCATCATCTCTACCAGTAACTTCAATTGTTACAGACTTTGCTTTTGTAAGTTTTGATTGAACATTTTCAATCATTTTACCGCCACAACCAGACTGTCCTGGTGGTCCAGCAGCAAGAGTTATGTTATTGTTGTTGTCAATATGAAATGCTGCTTTACCATTATATAAAGCAATGCCATTACTTCCATCTGGAAATTTGTATGCTGTGATATTAAATCCACCAATTACCTGTGAGTAATCTGGGATAGGTCCTTCAGCATAATAATTACTACCTAAACCTTCTACATCAGTAGTAAACCCATTGTTTATTTTCTTCTGTGTAGATTTTGATGGAGCTTTGTTGGTTGAGTCTGCCATTATTCACACTCCTTATGGACAATCAACATAACGACCTGTACCAATCTTGGCATAACCTTGATTTTCATATTCTGTAGTATCTAGGCAGACAACAGAAGGTAAAACTCTGGCACCAGCTCCACCCCCACCAATGATTTTAATTTGTGGTATCTCATTGTATGTTGTAGTTCTATCTGTTGGTTGGATACTGACAACATATCCTCTATCATCGATGATAGCTGTTGCTCTACCAGCAACACCATCGATATAAACATCTGGGGCCGATGTGTATCCAACACCAGGACTGATGATGGTATATGAATCAATGACACAACGTAAGTCTGAATCTTCTGGACGATTCAAGTTATATCCAATACCAGATCTTGTTACTCTAATTTCTGTTACTCTACCAAGAGAATCAGTTAAAGCAATAGCAGAAGCACCGTAACCAGGACCAGTGATGATTACTTTTGGTGGGAACACATAGGGACAACCAGTACTGACAATAGGAATACTAATGATTGATCCATTAGCATCTGTAATTGGAGCTCCAGCAATTGGTTTATCAAAACATGGTTTTCTTGGATTTGGATCTGGTGCTTGAGGTTCCTCGGCAGTGTTATCTGTGATAATAATATCAGCTGAAGCACCAGTACCAGAAATCAAGAATGTAACAGACTCACTTCCTTCTATACTTAAATCATCAGCAATACCAACATAAACTTTAGCGGTGTTGTCGATCATAACGAATGATCCAAACAATGAGTTGTTAACAAAGTCTTCGTTGGTTAAATTATCTCCATACAATCCATACTGAAGAACTGTCCCATCGATTACATTAGTAGATGTAATTGTGAAGATTGCTGTTTCTCCTTCTTTGTACACAAGTTTGTCAGCACTGACAAAGAATGCTGGTGTTACTTGTGTAGGCGTGATAACTGTGGTAGAATCTCCTAGAATAATAACATTTGTACTTACATCATCTACTAATTGAATAACACCATCTTCATCTACATATGACTCAATAATAAAATCAAAGTTCTCGGATTCTTCTATGGATACATCGGCAGCAATCTGAATAGGAATAGTACACTTACCATTAACTATTTGTAATGGGTTTCCATCAAAATCTACACTAGATTTTAATCTATAACCAACAATGTCATCTTTGGTAATGTTATCACCAACTATCTTATAGGTAAAATTAGTTCCATCAGGAACGTTAACTGTAGATACAGTAAACGTAACTGTTTCTCCTTCTGAAACATATCCTAGATCACTAGAAACAAACCATGTTGCTTCTGTAGCAAGAGGATCATCATCACCAAGAATGAAAGCTGTAGCATAAGCAGGAGTATCTTCTATAAAGAATGTAATGCTCTCGATACCATCAACTGGAGTCACAGTTTCTGTAGTCACATTTCCATCTTCATCAATAGAAGTAACTTCGAAGGAAGGACTGTCTGTATTTACAACAAGACCAACAGTAACTGTAGCTTGACCTGTAGCATCTAGTGTAAAGTTTCCAGTTAAGTTACCACCAACAATATCATTTGCTATAATATCTCCTTCTAAGGTGTAAGTATATGGACCAAGATTAGTAACGTTGGCAGTTGTGATAGTATATGTTATTGTTTCTCCCTCTTTATAATATTGTTTATCAGTAGTGACCTCAAATGTTGGTAGTAATGGAGTAAACTTTTTAAGTGGTTCTCCAGGTACAATATCGTCAACACCTTTTAGTGCTGGTGGAATGTATGGTGTTCCTGGTGGCAAATCAAATGGAACTCCGATAGTTTTTTGTGGATCAAAGTCATTGATCGTACACTTATAAACATTTCCGCCTGGGAATGTTGGATACAATCCATCTGGAGTAAAGTTTGGTTCTATTTTGATATAGAATGTTTCTGGTCCTTCGGATACACTATCTTTGTATGTTTCAAATGTAATTTCTTTTTTGGAAGCTCCAGGAGCAAAACCAATAGAACTTCCTGTGTAAATTTTATCGTAGTCAACACCTTGAGTAGCAGTACCACCAAGAATAGTAACCGTTAGACTAGATGCTGTTGTAATATTGCCAGATCTTTCGATAACAAATTTTGCTTTTTCTCCTTCAGTTACTTCAATATCAGTAGACTTGTATCTAATAAAGATATCTGTTGGGATAGTATTTTCTACTGGATCTTCTTCTCCAGGTGGGAAAGTTCCTCCGACGAAAATAATATCAGTTGGTGGTAAAGAATCTAAAGCTGTTGTATTCTTTGCCTCATCACAAACGTAAGAAGAACTATCTAGATTGCCGTCTTCTAGTTGTTTAATTAAACTGTCCAACCAGTCCTCAGTCTCACCCGATCCACAATCAGTACACTCTTTAGTTGTCTTTTCACATTGGGAGTTTGGACCATCACAAGATATACCCAAAAGATTTAACACAGTTGCTATAGCATTACCAATCATATCTAATGGCGATGCTATGAGAGATAGAATTTGTTGTAAGGGACCAAGAACTGTAGAGATTAGTTCTTCTAGGAAAGCAAGTATTTGATTTAGGATACCATTAACAATAGTGTCCACAAGACAAGCAGCATTTGAATAGGCATCCATCAAGAATCCCAATAAAAGATCAGTCAACCACTGTGCTAATCTATCTGTTAGATCTGCCATAGAACAACCAAGATCATCCAACACGTCGTTGACAGTATCAATAATTGTCTTTAATCTACTTTGTTTTTTGGTGATTGGTTTGAATGGTTCAACTCCTAGATCTGGAGCAACAGGACCAGTGTTTGTATTTCCTAATTCATCAGTTGCTGCTACTTCTTCAAATAAAATTAGATCAACCAGTTTATCAACACCTTGCCTAATAAGTTTTACAATCTCCCCCTTAACTCTAGAAACAAAACTCCTAACAAGTCTAACAGCTTTGTTTACATACTCCATTCCATGATCAATGTAACTGTTCAGTTCTCCATTGATTTTGCTAACATAAAATGTTCCTATGTTGCCACCAGATTGTTGAGTTGCTTTTAGCATCTCTCCAATAATATTTGTTAGTCCACCCTTTAGATCATTTTCAGATCCACAATTAGGATTAGCAATCTCCACACAGACTTTATTACCTGTTGGGTTAGTTGTAGATGCCTCGGCAAACAATCCATAAAATGCTGCTGGCATCTGACCAGGAACAGCAGCAGCGATTTGTCCTGCCTCTCCAGGGGATGTGACCCCAGTGTCTTCTGCTGTAGTTGATGCTGCTGGTTGATCTCCATTTCTTTTCTCACTAGAAGCCATAGGCTTATGGAGATTTGGATTCACATCATCTCTAAGAAATGTTGTGAATGATTTACATGTTCCACCAGGATTTGGATCAGCACCGTCAACGTTAGACTTCTTTGTAGCACCAGCAGTATGCCCAATCGATCCCATGATGATTGGTTTCTGTCTATCATTATCTAAATAAAATCCAACAACCCAATTGCCTTGTCTAAGATCTACTGTGGCACCAGTAACACCACCATCACTAAATGGTGTGGTGACAGGCATCATTACCTGGGCCCATGGTAATTGTTCTGTTGGTGTGGCATCACAATCTTTCAGGTGTGTGCCAACAACACGTACTCTATACCTGCCAGAATATTTTGGGTCTGTAGATTTTTCTGATTCTACTTGTCCTATCCACCAAGAGAAACCATCAGAACCAATCTGGTGTATCGGAAATAGCGAAGATAGTGCTGGATCCATATCACTTTACGTTGCTAGTATAATCCTTCATTCCGTAAATATCTCTTATCAATTCTAACTTGGTTGTACATGTGCTACTATTTAGGAAGACATTGTTATGTGATAGAGCGGAAATCAAATACGTTCCGCTGTTTTCTCTATCATATTTTTCTTCTTTTCTTATAGTTTCTGCCGCCATATTGGGTAGCATCACTTTAATTTTATCTCCAACTTTTAAATTCATGTTACCTGGAATAGTAATTTCCATCTTCTGATTTTCCATGAAGTATCTACGAGCAATGCTTTGTGCTAACCAATGCTTTTGATAGTCTGGAAAGTCTGCCCCTTTGCCGTCAGCATTATCTCGTTCATCTGGAGATCCAGGAGCTTTATCATCATGAAACGTTTCATGGTCTAAAATGATAGACATAACTCTACTAGGATTTACCGATAATGTTTCTTGCATTGATCCTAGTTTAGATTGACTTCCCAAGTGAGCCATGCTATCAAAGTTTTCTTTTAAATTAAATCTATACTCTTCATAAAAACCTGTCGAATAGTTATAAAGAACTAAGTGACTAGCATAAGCACCACTTCTCATCTGTTCTAAGATGTCAATTTCATTTGAGAATTTATACTCTTCAATAGTAAATCTATTATCTGGATTTGCTGGGCGAGCAGAGTATTCCGCTACTTCTTGGTCACCACCAAATTTATCATCTCCCGTACTATAGTAATAATCTATAGATTTAAAATTAAATCCATCTTTGTTTTCAAAGAAAAGATACCCAGCTGTACCAGATGCTTTCTTGGTGTCGCCAGATAAACCAGTCTTTCCCCCCTGTGTTGTTTTACCAGCATCACCTTTTGCTGAAGATGATACGGAAGGAACTGCTTTTTGTGCTAACGATTGTATAATACTATGTGCTTTCTTACCGTTAGGATAGAAGACTACTTGATACTTGCTAGTTTCTGTAATAATTTCTTTGCCAGTGTTTAGATAATCCTTTAGAATTTTTTTAGTAATATTGTCTGGTGTTCCTTTGAGTATCTCGGTTAATCTAACACCTTCATTATATAATGCTTCTCTAGATATCAATGCTAAATTATATGTCTGTAGATTCTTAGTGAAAGTTCTATTGTATACTTTCCAAATGTACATCTCATACTCATGGGTGTCCTCGAAAGCATCTTTAATCTTAATGAATACTCTTTCCCCACCTTGTATTGGTAGAGTTCCAATAAAGTTATTACCAGAATCCGCTATGTTTGCAACTCCAGATACAAATGGTTGAAAAATATTTTCATAATAAAAAAATCCAGTGACAACTTTAGTTAAGTTATGAGGATCACCGTCTACATCATAGACGATCATCTCTTTTATTTCAATTGCTTTTAAACTTTGTTTATTAGTTGCCATTACTAGTTACCATCCATTGTAATAGTTGTTATAGATTCCAGTTGGATTGGTTAATCCAAAGGCAGCATTAAGACCCATAGGAGCAGCTGCTTGTTGCTGTGGTGGTTGTGCTGATGGCAGTGTCAGTCCAGCAAAAGCAGGTTTTGCTGCTCGTGCTGGAGGTCTATTAGGTTGTACTGGTGTTCCTGCTGGTGCTGGTTGAGCACCAGCTGCCATTACTGGAGCGTCAATCATAACATTGCCGCCACCTCTAATATAATTATCAACATATGGAGCAGGATCCATTTTGCCCGTGATAGTTCCATTCCACCCACTACCCAATTCAAAGTGTAAATGTGGTCCAGTAGATGCTCCCGTGCTTCCAATTTTTCCAATAACTCTGGCAGCACCAGCTTTATTTTCTATTTTGTCTCCTTTCTTTACATTAATCTGACTTAAGTGACCATATAAAGAATGAGTTTTATCATCATGTTTAACCACAACATACTTACCCCAACCACTTTTACCAAGATCTCCAGTCTCTTCGACAGTTCCAGGTTTAATTACAGAAACAGGAGCTCCTTGTACCCAAGCACCACCAGCAATATCAATACCACCATGATTAGTAGATCCAATACCTCCAGGTGATGATCTGTTACCAAACCCAGAAGTGATGTTTCCAGATGCTTTTGAACCTCCACTAGCAGTCATTCCAGGACCAACCCCACCAGACCCACCAGGGGGAGGGGCTGGGGACGAAGGAGCAGCGCCGCCAGGGGCAGTAGAGTCGCCACCAGTGCCCATGTACTTGCTTGGATCGAAGTCCATAGTAGCAGCTGCTGCTGGGCCACCAAAGAAGGATGAGATGATAGTTGCTGGCAGTCCAAACATCTGTGCTAACGGAGTAGCAATCTTCATGATTGCTGGTTTGAAAAAGTTGGCAATACCGCCAAGTTTTTCCATGCCTTGAGACAATAATCCCATCATCAATCCACCACCAACTTGAGATGGAAGTTGCATAACCTTTGCTAGCGGATCTGCCATTACTCTACTAGCAGATGATCCAGCAGACTGGAACATCTTACCCATGGCATTGTTTCTATTCAAAGGAACAACAGCATCACCAGGATTTAAATTCGTTACTGTTGGATTGTCAACTATTCCACCAGCAGCCATTTTTGTTTTCTCTGGCTTTGCTTTTGGTGAAGGAACAATGCCACCTTTAGAAAGTTTCTTAATATTATTTGCTGCTTCTACTTTCTTTGGTGCTTCTTTTTTTACAGGAGATATAACTCCTCCTTCTGACATCTTTGTGGGAGACATTCCTCCCTTACCAAAAGATCCCGCTATATTTTTAAGAGCACCAAACTTACCACCACCTTTGCCTGGTACTTTTCCACCTTTAGGAAGGAAATTTTTTAATAGATTACCAATAGAACCTAAGATACCACCGCCATCATCGCCTTCTTTTTCTTTCTTAGCATATGGATCTTCATATCCAACAGTGGTACTAAGATCTTGACCAGCTTCTAACTTAGATTCATTTGCTATTGATTCAGCATTTTCTTGCTGATCAATAGCGAACTCTAATTGTTTTACTTCAGTATCTAATTCCTTTTCTTTTAACTTATTATCAGTAGAAAAATAATCTTTAAAAGATGCCAATCCAGAAGATATAGATGCTAGAAAATTATTTCTTTTATCAGACTTTGATACATTTTCTCGCTCGGCAGATCCAACCGCCGAAACTCTATCGGCAATAGTATCATACGATTTTAATATCGTAGAAAATATTTTGCTTAAAGATTCTTTGATGTCTCCAGATTCTGGTTCAGCACCCATGCCAGGTAAAGACAACTGAGTATAAGGCGTCTCTGGTTTTACTGGTTCTTCTGCTGGAGCATCTGGTTTATCTAGAAGAGCACTAAATCTTTCGCCCTTTGATAGTGCTGGATCATTTTCTTTGGAAGGATCTTTAGAAAAAGTTCCCTTTAATCTTCTTGCTCTATCGCCACCAAACTCTGCTGCTAATGCTTTACCGAAGAAAGATCCTTTTCTTCCACCCTGTTGTTCTGTAAGAAAATCTAATCTTTCTTGTTCTTCATCTGTTAATTCTTCTTTCTTCTGTAATGATTTTATTTCTTCGTCTCTTGCCTTTCTTTCTTCTGCCGCCATTCCCGCAGCAGATTTAATTTTATCGGCTATGTATCCTGATAAATTACCGTACTTTGGTTTTGAATATGATACAAACCCGTGTGCCATTTATAAAGATACTTTATCCCGTGAATATTTATCGTCTACCAAGAGACAGCTGTCTAATACTTTCAAGTGATAACTCTGGTTGTCTATTGCTCTGTGGTAAAAATGAAAATGCTTGTGAACCAGTTCCTGCTGCTGGCATTGGGGCTGCTCCTGGCATCACAAATATTCCACCGCCAGGTGCTGGTGCTGCTGGGAGTGCTAGAGGTTGTAAAGAATTACTGGATGGAGGTTGTATAGGAGACTTCATTGACGCCTTAGCGGGGGAAGGTGGTTGTGGTGTTTGTAATTGAGCACGTTGAGCATCTGAGGTTCCTGATGAATCAAACGTAGGGACACCACCAGCAGATAATTTACCTGCTTTGAAAGCACCATAATTAGCACCCCCTGCTTCCATTCCAAATGTATGCCCATGACGACTAACTTCTGTCGAATCATCTAAATGATTAGCGGTTCTCTCATACGAATCTGCCCTAAAATTATCTCTAGCACCAACAAATTGTCTGGCATTAGATTGCATCGCTGGATCTTGTAAGGCAGAAACTACTTTGTTTAATTGATCCTCTGTCTTTCCGTGTTTAGTTATAAAATCAACAGCTGTTTGTCTATCAGTAATTTTAGACCATTGACCAACTCCACCATATTGTCTTACTGGTTGAAATTGATTTGGAGATAAAATAATATCTCTAATTGTTTTCCCCCATCCAGGTAAAGCAAGTCTGTTATATATTGCTTGAGCAACATCTGCTGCTCCTTGTGGATTAGAATTTTCAAACAAAGAAGCTACAGCCAATAACCAAAAATCCCCAGAAGCTGGACCTGGACCTGGATCTGTAGTTCCTCCAGATCCAGTAGAGTTAGATTTCTTATCGTCTTTTCCTTTAAAAAGATTTTTCAAGAATTCTAATATACCACCTTTTTTGTTTGGATCTTCTTGTTGAATTTTTGGTGGTTCAGTTTTGCCCAAAGAAGTGGACAATGGAACAACTGACAGTCTCATTTGTTTAGCAATCGGATCTGTAATTTTCTTGACATAATTTTCTATAGGATCTGCCCAGTTACCAACTCGTTTCGTAATTTCCCTGGTAGCAATGATCATTGGTGCTAGAGATTGATATGGATTGAGTCCACCATCTTGACCATTTCTTAATAGCATTTCGGGACCAGCTTCACCAATCATTGCCTTAACTGTTCCACCTTCAGCAAACTTGACTACACCACCTTCAGACATTTTTTCCATCATCTGAGATTGTGCTTCGGCATTGCCATAAATGTTTCCAAAACCACCCTTTTCATCAGAAATAACATTAAGAAAATCTATTTGGTTCATCCACCCACGAGAGAACTCTCTTATTCTGGAATCAAATTTAGCAAGATTATTTGCTTGCTTTTCTTTATCTTCCTTGTTTAAGAAAGGATTTCGTATTGCTTCTACAGCATATCTAAAAGGAGCACCGATAGCATCGAGTGCTACACCAGTAGTTTTAGTTGCCTCGGTTGATACTCCAGCAAGATTCCCAAGTCCTCCTAATATCATTCCTCCTATAGGATCTTGCTTAGATCTTTTTTCTCCCATTTGTTTAAGGGAGTCTCTAACTTGCTCACCAATTCCGCCTTTTTTTGTCAGTTGAAAAAAGCCTTCTCCAACACCAGAAGCAGCAAGTCCAGTTCCCGCAACTATAGCAGCTGCTGTAGCAGCACCACCAGAAACAAACCCTTTCACACCACTTACAGCATTTCTTCCTAAATTTAAAGCACCACGACCAATATTCTTTCCTACATTCAAAGCACCACGACCAAGATTTTTCACATTTTTTAAATCTTTGAGGTCTAAGAAATCAAGTAATCCATCTAATAGTCCACCTCCAGTGGCCCCTGCTGCTATAGATTTAAGTTTTCCATAAGGATCTTGATATTTTACTGTTGTACTTAAGTCTTCACCTTTTTCCAATCCAGATTCAGCAGCTGCTGTCTGTTCAGCATCTGCTATATCAAATAATAATTCTAGTTGTCTCGTCTTTGTGTCATTAATATCAGACTGAGTATCATTATTTTTTCTTAAAGCATTCTTCAATCCATCAATAGTCTTTTGTATTCCTAGTAATTGATTACGATCATCAGAAACACTTCTCTTTATCTGAATAAGATCAGCAAACTTCTTATCTACTCTAGCAAATGAATTTTGTAATCTACTTACACTGTCATCAAAGAATTTTGTTAGACCTGTCTTAGTTTCATACTGTTTGGTGTTGAATAGTTCTCCCTGCTTTACTGGAGGTGGTGTAATATCAGAAGCAATGCCAGCAAGGAATCTTTGATCTGGACTTAGAGCTGGATCATTTACAGCAGTAGGACTCTTGGAAAATGTTCCTTTTATTCTTGATAACTTATCACCACCAAACTCAAATCCTAGTGCCTTCTTTAAAAAATAACCCCTACCTTGTTCCTCAGCACCTTGCTCCTTAGCAATCCTTCTTGCCTCGGCAGCTCTACCAAATGCTTTCTTTACCTTTAATCCTAAAAACCCAGTAAATGTTTTTGCTTTGTATGGATCTATATTTTCAAACTTAGCAGATACTTTCTTAACTTTAGTTGCCAGTACTTGCTTCTTTTTTCTTACTCTAGGTGGAGCTGATCCTGGATCTGGATTTCTAATTGTATCAAGAAGATCGTCTAACCTAGCATCAAAAGCATCTGCCATTCTCTCGGCAGTATCTTTTTTCTTTTGTCTAGGAACTCTAATTACATTCTTTCTACGTGGTAATCTAATCCTACGTGGAAGTCCAGGTGATACTGGATTTTCGAATGGTGCTTCTATTGTTACAACAACAGGTTCGTCTGGTTGCTTCTGTTCAACCTCAACGATTTCTACTTCAACAGGTATCTCTTCTTGTTCCGATTCTTTATTACCTCCGCCAAAATAAAACTCCTGCATTATCATTCTAATATTCATAATGCCAGCAGTTTCTCTGCCAGTCATTAGATCACTTTCAATCTCATTATAATAATTAGGTAAATCAGATGGGGCAATCCATTCAGTCAATCCAGCAACAAATCTTTTTGCTTCTTCAATACCCTCGGATGTTCTAGGAAAGAATCCATAGGCAAGTAAAATCCCAGCAACGATTTCTCGATGAGCATCGTTTTTAAATTTTTTGATTGCCTTTTGAGGGATCATCTCTGTGCTGCTTTCCTCTGTTCTTCTTGTTCCTTAATCCATTGGTTCAACAGAGAGATGTAAACAGTTCTCTCCCAGGGCATCATATTCTCGACCTCTGTCAAGCTATATTTATGGTGCTGCATGAGGGAGAAATTTGTTCTATAATAATTCTCAAGGTTATTATAGAACATCCCTATCCGAAAAAACTTTGTAAACCCTCCAACGTATATGTCGATTCAACATTAGTATTCGGATTGATTACCTTGAAACTGTGTCTAAGTACAGGCATTGTTTCAAAAAATTGTTGTACTTTCTCAAACTGTTCTTGAGTCATTTGATCCAGAAAGTCAATAATGTATTGAGGTTTCAGATCAGATGCTTCCCATACTTCTTCTCCGCTAAAGATTTGATCAACACACTTAGCAATCAAAGTAAAGAGTTCTTCTGTAGTTGATAGATCTTTGTTGAGTAAAGTAATTTGAATAAACTGATCCATACCAGGATACTTCATGACCATACCAACATCATCCTGAACCATGATCTTATTAGTATGACCTTCTGGTTTTTCTACCTCAACTTCATCAAGATCAATAGAAACAGTAACCTGAGTTTCGTTGTCATCAAGACAGGTCACTTTCATCTTGACTTCTGATCCTGCTGATACAGATCTAATCTTCAGGAACAAGTATTCGAGATCAAAAGATGCCAGGCTCTCAACTTTGAATCCTCTAGTCTGAATACAGTTCTTTAAGATGTCTCTAACAGCAGATTCGATTTGCTTTTCATCTTCTGATTCCATAGCAAGAAGTAAAACCTTCTCTTCTTTTACTAGGAATGGTCTGTATTTAACTGTCTTTCCTGTTGATGGTAGTGCTACCTCATAAGTAGGCACAGACAAAGTAGGTAATGGTGAAGACATAACAATCTATTCTATAT